TCACACTTCGTGCTTCAGGAGTCGCGCTAACCTAGCCGGGGCAGACGCAATGCTGTCAATCATTAATTGTACCTTGCGAAGCTGTTCCAAGTTTTCCAGGAGATCGTTTCGGCGATTGTTCAGATCTTGCACCATTCGAGTTGCACGATCCGCCGTGCCAGTCAATCCGCCGACAATCCAAGTTGTCTCGCCAAAGATATTAGGTCCACCAGTGTACGAATAAGGGAAAGGGAATCTGGAGGTTGGGAGGTGGCTTTCGCTCTTAGGATACTCTTCAGCCTCGACACGAATAAGCACAAATGGCTTATCTAATCCGCCGTCTATGACTGCGTAGCAAATAGATTCCGTCGGTTGTATTGCAGAGCGGATCGTTGATCCACCAACTCCGCCCGCCTCTAGCGCACCACGATGTGGAAAATCACACAAATATGTTGACTCGGAATTGATGGCGCTTATTATGGGCTGGCAGTCGTTGATGAGCGAATCTCCCCATATTTTAAATATTTTTGTGTAATCCGCTATTAATTTCTTTGTTGTACTTGTTGGGAGGTCAAGAATTCTTTGGCAAACTATAAGCATAACCAAGCCAGATTCTACAGCGGCAAATAGAGGGATGCCTATTGGCCTGTTTGTCTCGCTTTCATTGTGGTTTGCAATATATCCGATTCCGTCTGTAAGGCTTTCGACTGCATCCAAGAATAGGTATTTAAGATTTCCTTCTAGTTTTCTTTCTTGGCGAATTCCCGCCATATATGACGTTAGTGTGGCAATGTGCGTAGTGAGTTGTGCATGTAATGCATCGCGATATTGTTTGCGCTGCTCATCTCTTATATATGTGCGAAGTGCTCTGATTTCATCGAGAATATCGTCAAGTCGTCCAATTATTGTTTGCAGCTGGCCGGATACCTTGCTTTCCCATGGCGTTGGGCCGAACAATATGCTCAATCCAGTTTTTACTAGGGCGCTCGACGCTCCCTCTATGGCATCGTCGAAAATTTTGTCCCATGTCAATTTATCTAATGCGGAGATAATGCTAGGGTCCGAGCCCGCCGTCGCTTGAGCGGAGAATGATTTCTCATCGATTTGATAGGTAAAATGACCGTTCCTTGGGTAAATGGTTTTCATTATTTTGTCCTCCGAATTCCATGTGCGTAAAATTCGTGAGTGATCTGCTCATGAGGGTATGGGCGTATTGCAGTTGGGTTATAGCTGAAAATCTACACGGTTGCTTCATGGGGTTTGCCCTAGGCGATACTCTGCACATCGCACTCGTTAAGCAAAAGGGGGGGCAATGTGGGGCTCTCGAGCGGCGACGAACATGGACTTGCATTCGCAGGACGTTGCGGACTCGAGAGCACAACATAATGCTCGGTGCTGAAATTTATGGATTTATTTTATTGACCGTGATTGCAATGCAAATTGATGTTGAAGCGGCTTGGTCATATGATATCGAGATATTTACTCATCTTCTTTGTCGCCTTTCTTTCTCTCGAATGGCCTAGCTGCCGCATAGGCCTTGAACAAGCTATCATGAAATTGATAGTATCGTTCTCGAATTTTTTCTATAACGGCTCCGTATTTTTCGCTTGCAAGTTGGCCGACATAAACGGAAATTGCGCTCGGATCGATTCCTATCTCGCGAGAGATTTCGCCATAGAGATCTGTTGTGTAAATTTCATCTGCGGCGACGTTCGCAAATTTTTTCAATATATGCTCACGAACGTAGCTATGCCCAACAGATTTTTTGTATAAATTCTCTTGGACCGGTGCCGAGCCTTTGAAGGCAATTTCTGCGAGGGCATCCTTTGCAATGTCCTCAGTTACTAAGCTGGCTTTTTGGGAAATTGCTTTAAGGAGGGCATGTTTTCCGATAAGATGAACATAAAATGGATGGCCTCGTGCAATGCGGGTAATCCAGTCGGTGGCCGATGCGTCGAAAGAGTATTTGTCGTCAAGTGAGGCCATTGCCCTTGTAATTATCTCTGCCAGCTCTTGCGTGTCCATCGGTGGCACCGGGATGGCGCCATCGGAAAGTTGTCTAACCACTGATTCGTGATCGGCGATTAGTTCGTTGATGTCAGCGGCAACGCCAACGAAAGCAAACGTAACTTTATCGGGGCCAAGCGATTTTAGGAGGGATGCGACACCTGATTTTTCCTTGATTCGATCGAACTCATCAATGATAAGTAAAAGGCCGTCGCTGGCAATATTTGATGAAACAACATTTTTGCACGCGTTAACAAAAGTCGAGGTAACATCAGATTCAATTTCTACCTGACGCTCAGTTATCGAATCCTCCGATTTTCCGCTGAGTTTGATGATCTTTACGCTCAATTCGCCGCCAATATTGCCGCTCGTCTTCTTTTCGACCACCTTAAAAGGAATCCATTCGGAGAGCCCATTTTGGTCGGTCAGGATTCTAAGTAGAAGTTTTTCGACGTTTGTAATGCTATCGTCGCAGGTGATCGATACGGTAAGGTAATCGAACGTTTTGTGAGGGGGCTCGGATAGGCGGGCGATTGCATTTGGATCATCTGTTGCGATTTGCGCCAGTACACGAGAAAGGGATGATTTTCCAATGCCACGTTGGCCATAGAGGACGATTTGTGCGCCTTCGGATTGAAGAGCGTTAGATAGCGCATCGAGTGTAGCCTGCCTACCTGCGAAGCGGTCGATATCCCTGACTTCCTTTGCGGGTGTAAAAGCATTATGTGGTGTGATCTGCGACATGGTTCGCCTCTAGCAATTGTACGTACGGCCAACTGTGCTTGGCCGTAGAAGCATATCGCTGTTTCATGTCGACGGGAATGCAAATTGCGTTTCCCGTCGACTGCGGAGAGTCTCCGTGTCTGTCAATTCAATGACAGACAGCCATGGCCGATGCACTCGATTGCTATTCGTTCATCGGGCTCGGTTTCGACAATACTCGAAGATGGCCCGTACCCATCAGAAAATTTCGATACGACCTGATCGCCACGTCCCACACTGCGCGCATGACGTTCGGGCCCGAGTCGATGATGCGGCCTTGCACGTCGATCACCGCAAGCGTGGCCGGTTCGCCGTTCGGCGTTGTGATCTGCAACCCCTGAAAGCTGACCGCGCTAATCGTGCTGGTGATCGGCGTGACGACTTGCACGTCGTCACCGCGTGCGATCCCTGTCGGTGGCTTCATCATCATCGCGTCCTCGCTGCCATGCAAAGCTCCGCGCGCGTCCGTATCTCGCGGTCGTACCCGGTGAGCGTGGATTTCCAGTTGCGCGCATACTGCGGGCCGGCGATCGACGTGCCGGCGGCCTGCGCATCGAGATCGGCGTCGCTCGGCAGTGCGTAGCCGGTGCAGATCCGCGCCCCGTGCTTGCGCATGCCTCGCTTCAGCCGGCCGTTCACGACGAGCGATTCGAGGATCGGCTTCATCTGCGCGGCGCGCTGTTCGAACTTCGACGCGATCGACGACACCGCGTAGACCTTGCCGGGACACAGGCGCGCGAGGATTTCGTCGGGGGTGGGGCGATGCAAGCTCATGCGGCACCTCCTGCGCGCATCGCGTCGATCATGGCGTCCGCAATCTCACCGACGCCGTCCGCCGGCACTGCGGCGGGCTGTTCGACAGGGGACGCGGCGAGGAGGGCACGTACGAGCGCGGCACTCCATTGCTCGAACGTCGGGCAGCCGGTAATGCTCGCTGCTGCAGTGACGTACATGGCGGCTGCCTGCTCATCCGTCAGCGCATCAACGCGGTTATTTTCGCCTCCGAATTTTGAACTAGTCTGATTGCGTCCCGCGTCAGGCGGCAGAACAATTCTCTCTGCGGCCCGCCTTGCCTCGGGGGCTGCGGAAGCTGCTGCCCTGCTCCCGGTAACGGGTGCGGGGCTTTTTTCTGCTTCGGCCTGCGCGGGTGGCAGTGGGGCGGCGTAGAGTGCGCGAACCTCGTAATCTTTCTCGGAAAAGTTAACGGGCTTGCCGTAAAACGTTTCCCATTCACCGGATTCCCCATCGCTGCGGCGGCGGAGTTGCCACATCACCGGCGCTTCCGCCCGCTCGCCCGTCGTCGCTGCTGCGGGTTGCTCGACAGGGGATGCGCGCGCGAACAGTTCCTCCGATTCGAACTTGATGCCGCGAGCGACCAGAGTGCCAACGAATTGCGGGTCGGTGGCGAACTGGAGGGATTCGTCGCTGAATGTCAGAAGCCAGCCGCGGCGCGCGAGCGGTGCCGCGTGCGGCGCGGCGTACAGCACCGGCAGCGCGTCGAGCCACGCCTGCACCTCTCCGCCCGACCACATCTTGCGCAGCATCGTCGGGAACTGCAGCAGGAACGGCTCTGCCGGCGTCGCGCCGGCGATCTGCGCAGCGCCGATGGCTGAACGCAGACGAATCTCCGTGCCGTTGCCTTTGGGTTTGAACCGCGTGATGACGTCGGCCGCTTCCCCGGCGGCGCGCAGCAGGCCGCCCATCGCGAGCAATTGCGCGCGCAGCCATTCGTCGACCTGCTCGCCACGCGGGCAACCGAACTGCAGGCAGACGGCATGGGCGGCGTCGAGTGCCTGGCGCGTGGCGTCGTACACCCATCCTGACACCTGGCGCTCCGGATCGACTGACAGCGACTCGCGATGCATGTCGACGGCGAGCTGGTAGCGCGCGAGGATCTCGCGCGCGTCGGTCGCGTTCACGCCGTGCAGGAAGCTGCGCAGGCCCGTCTCGCGCGCGATGTCGAGCAGTGTCTGCGCGTCGATCGGCGCGCGCGAGCTATCCGGGATGTGGTTGGTGGTCGTGTCGGTCATGATGCCTCCCGTGCGTTGCAGATTTCGACGACGCGGTTGCACGTCGCCACGTCAAACCATCCGATGTGGCATTCCTCGACGTTCTCGATGCCGAGTTGCGCGGCGAGCCACGCGTACGCGTCGGTGCGCGTCATTCCGCCGGTATCCCAGGTCGGGTTGAATGCGGCTTTCGCGCGCTTGCGCGCCTCGCGCGTGGGCGCGTCGGCCAGCGTGCCGAGCGGAATACCCGTGAACGGGTGCATGCCGACATACGCGCGGCAGGTGCGGCATAGGAAGGCCCACGGCCACTCGCCATACTCGCGGCCGTAAATTTCGGCGTTGCTCACCATCTCGACCGGGCCCCCGTCGTAGCGGCACGTCGTCGGTTGCGGCAGGGGATTCTTCACGCGCGCGGTCGCGCGGCGCGAGGGGTTCCACGGAGTTTTCTTCTCTTTCATGTTCGATCCAAAAAGAGCGGGCGGCGCGCGATCCGGTGCACGGATGGCGCGCCGCGGTGCTGTTATCGGGGCATCCATTCCGTGCCGCGCACGATCCGGCCGACCGGTTCGAGCACAAGCACCTCGGATTCCTTCTCGCTCCGCACGAGTGCGCGGCCGCGTCGCTGCGCCTTGTCGAGCGAGTCGTGGCGCTGCGGCTTGCTGTTCCGGCCGACCGTGACGAACAGCGGCGCGTGCGTGCCGATCGGGCCGAGCGTCAGCTCGTCGATGCGCGCCTCGAGCGTCGCGGCGTTCGCGCGCCAGGTGTCCGCCGCGTGGCGCAGGCTGTGGTTTTCTGCAGTCAGCCGCTCGACCTCCGCGCGCAGCTCGCGAACGATGATCTCGGCGGCCGGCGGTGCGGTTGGCAGCGCGTCCGCGATAGGCGCAGCTGGCGCAAGCGACGCTTCGTTTGCAGCGGTGCGCGTCGGCGGAGTGCCGCGCACAAGCCAGTACACGTATTCGTTGCCGCCGGCGCGCTTCTCGCGCTCGACGGCGCCATCGGCGTGCATCCTGTTGATCGCCTTCACGACGTCGAGGTGCGGGAGGCCAATCTCGCTAGCGATCACTTTCGCGGTCGCCTCCTTGACGGAAGCGAGGAAGCGTTCGATATCGTCCGTCATGCGGTCTCCGCGTCGGCCGGATCAGCGCGGTAATCGAAGCGCTTCGCCGCGCAGAGCGAGAGCAGGGCGTCGACGTCGAAGTGCGGGCCGTAGACTGCTGCGCCGCGGTAGCGGAAGTGCTCGCGCGCGCGGTGCTCCATCGACGTGAGGCAGCACTTGAACGCGGTCTGCACGAATTCGCTTTTCGTCATGTGCAGGGACAGTTGCCACTTCCTCGTGCTCTGCGCTTCCGGCGCGCCGGTCACGACGTCGGGCTCGACATACGACGCCTGCAGGTAGGGCGAGCCGCCGCGCACCGGCTGCACGACGAGGAACGTGTAGTCGAGGAATCGGATATCGCGCAGCAGCTCGCGCATTTCTTCAATCTTCATGGCGTGATCCTGAAAAAACGGGCGCTCGTACGGGCCGCCCCAAATACGCCGCTCCGAGGCACAAATCGAAAGTGGAGCGGCGCTGCTACATTCGAAAAAAGCGGGCGCGCGTGGAGGCCGCCGCCCTCCAAAGCCGCCGCGCCCTGTGCGCGGCGGCGACCAGTTCATGCCGGCGCTGCGGCCGGCGCGTGCGCGCGCACGGGCACGACGCGGTGGTTTTCAATCCAGAACGCCTCGATGCCTTCCGGCAGCGCCTTGGGCGGCGCCTTCAGGCTCATGAAGACGAGAGCCGTGTCGATCTGGTCGGTGAATGCGAGATCGTCGAGCCAGTACAGCAGGCGGTCGCGCTCGTCCGCGATCAGCAGGTCGGCGCGATCGAGGACAAGCAGCCGCAGGCCGGACAGCAGCGTGATCGCGGCCGCGAGGTGCGCGTCGGCGCGCCAGCGTTCCGACTCCGACAGCAGGCCGTAGGGGCGGCCGCCCGCGAGGATGGACATGTCAGGCTGCAGCAGCACGTCTGCCCATTCGCTCATCGCGGCGAGATCCGTGAGCTTCTCGTTCATCGGGCCAAGCGCCTCGTTCAGCAGCTCGGCGGGGATGCCGTCAGGCCCGAGCGCTTCTGCGATGCGGTCCCATTCCGTCACATCGGTGTGGTGGGCCTGGGCCGCTTTTTCGACCTCGGCGGATGCCGTTGCGCGCCGCTGGCGCTCGCGCGCTGCCGCGACGTCCGCGGCAATCTGTCCGCGCCGCTCGGACAGCTCGGCCAGGCGCGCGCGCATCTCGTCGATCTCGGTCGACGAAGCGAAATCGACCTGCTCAGCCTCAAGCAGCTTGAGCTGCTTCGCTGCCGCGTCTGCGGCGTCGAGATCCGCGCGGCGGTTCCCGGCGGCGCGCTGGAGCATCGCGAGGCTTGCCTCGTACTCGGGCAGCTTCGCGCGGGCCTCCTCATCGATCGCAGCGCTGCCGGCGGCCGACAGCACGCCGTGCAGGTAGCGCAGCAGCGCGCCGCACTCGGGGCACGTGCATTCGACACCGGCCGGCGCGGCGCCAGCGCTCACGCGCAGCGCTTCCACCTTCGGCAGGAATTCGTTCACCTGCGCGTCGGCGTGCTCGAGCGAGGCAGAGCGCTTCGCATACTGCGACGCGGCCGCGCGCAGCTCGGCAATCTTCGATGCGCGCGTGTTGGCGGCCGTGCGGCTCGCTTCCGCCGCGCCGATTTGCTCGCGCACGTCGCCGATTTCGCCGTCGATCGATGCGAGGTCGCTTTCCAGCTTGTTTGTCGCGGCCTCGTCGAATTCGACCGGCTCGGGCCGCCACGTCGCCGCTTTCTGGCTGCCGTACGTTTCGCCCGTGACCGCTTTCCACGCTGCGCGTGCGGCCTTCGTGCGGTCGACCGCCTCCGTCTGCGCGGCGTCGAACCCGGCGCGCAGCAGCGGGGTGATCGCCTGCAGCCGCGCGGCGGCGCCCGCCGGCAGCGCCGCGTCGTAACCGAGCCGTGACACGAGCCGTTTGCGCATCTCGTCGAGGCCGATCTTCACGCCCATCAGGTCGTACAGGAACGTGCGGCGCTCCGCCGGCGCGAGGCGCGCGAAGCGCTGCGCGTCGAGTACTAGCGCCATGCGCGGGTCGTCCGGCAGACCGCGCATGAGCTTGCCGGTGGGCAGGGTGATGGAGTTGTGTATGTCGCCGGCGGCGACCGTGATCTGCCCGCCGGTCGCGCCGGTGTTCAGCAGCGCGTCGTAGTCCTTCTTCCGCTCGACGCGCGTCGCGTCGCCGGTCAGCGCCAGGCGCACGGCTTCTTCCATGCTGCTCTTGCCGGCGCCGTTTGCGCCGCCGAACAGCGCGACGGGCTTGTCGAGCACAATGTCTGCCTCGCGGATGCCGAGGAAGTTGCGCACGAAGATCTCGGTGAGCTTCATGCCGTCTCTCCCTCGGTGCCTGCCGCCTTCAGCACCGTGCGCTGGCCCTTGTCGTCCGGCGCGCTGATCACGCCGCGGGCTTCGAGCGCTTCGACCAGCTGCGCCGCGCGGTTGTGGCCGATCCGGAAATGGCGCTGGATGAGGGAAACCGAAACGCGCTGCTTCGCAATCACGAACTTCTCGACTTCCTCGATCAGTGGGTCATCGGCGGACTGCTCGTCGTGCCACGCCTTCCAGCCCTTGACCCATGCGATGCACAGCTCGCCGCCCATGATCGGGCACTCGCTCTCCGGCTTTCCTTCCTCGGCGGCGCGGCGGCCGGCCTCGTATTGCTCGTCGAGCTGCGCCCGCGTAGGTCCGTCGCCGAGCTTCGGCACTTCCCTGAATTCCGCGTCGACGACGTCATCATCGCCGTCGCCGGGGGCGCGCTGCTCGCCCATACCGTCGCCGTCCTCGTCGGTGTATTCGCGCCCGAGGTCAAAGCCACGCTGATCCGATTCGCCGCGTACCTCGTCCATGCCTTCCGTGTGTTCGGCCGGATTCGCCACGACGACGAGGACGGTTTTGCCGCTGGCCTCGTACAGCTCGTGCAGGTTCGGTGCGGCGCCGCTAAATTTCACGACGGCCTTGACGCCGTCCTTGATCGTGATCTGGTCGAGGTCGCCCTGCACGACGATGCGGCCGTCGCTCGCGATCAGGTGCACGGCCATCTTCACGTTGTGCTCGACGCGGTTGCGTAGCCGATCGATCACGTCGTTCTGTTTCTTCTCGGACAGCTTCACCCACACGTCGGGCAGCAGCCGTACCTCCTGCACGACAGCCGACAGCAGGTCGCGGCCGATCGTGCCGGCGGTCATGTTGAGGACGCCCTTCGCGTCGTTGTTCTCGGTCATGGTCGAATCCTGGTGATGGTGGGTGGGTTACTCGGCGCCGATCGGTGCGCGCGGGCGGCGCGGCGCGCTGGCGCGCTGCTGTTGCTGGCGCTGCGCCTGCTCGTCGGCGGCCGCGGCGATGGCGCGCATACGCGCCGAGGCTGCCGCGTTCAATTCGGCCTTGGTGGCTTCGTTGGATACGCCGGAGATCGCGCTGCGCGCGAGGTCGAGATCCTCGGGGGTAGCGGCAGACGCGATGTCCTCGCGAATGCCTTGCACGAGGCCGGACTCGTCGAACTGGAAGCCGTCCTGCAGCTGACCGTCCTCGGGCTCGCCTTGGCCTGAGTCGTCGTCGTGCGACGGCTGCGCGTCGGCGGCGGCCGGTTCGCCGCCAGTCGAAGCGGTCGGTTGTGCGGATGGTTCTGCCGCCGCGGTGCGCGGCACCTCGTCGGCGGGCTGCGCGCGGCCGGCGCGCATCTCGTCAAGGGTGGTGCGGTTGACCGAAAAGGAGCCGTCCGGATTGATATCGACGATGTCGGCGGCTTCCTCGACGGTCGTGAGGCCCATCAGCAGCTCGGGCGCGTACAGCTTCCCGAAGAACGACGCGGTGCGATAGCGCAGCATCACCTCGGGCATGGTCTGCCACTTGCTGCCGTTCTTCGTGTACCAGCCTTCCTTGACGGCCAGCTCGATCGACACGGGTGGCGATTCCAGGCGAGTGTCGCTCCCGCGTTCGAGCGCCCACGCAATGCAGACCAGGTCGTCGATGTCGACGTCTTGCCGGCGCTCTTCGCGGACGCGGCGGCCGTTGGGTCCGTCCTTCCATTCGAAGGACGTGTACGGAACCTTCTTGCGGCCGAGCGGCGTGATTTCGAAGCGCAGAGGGGAGAAGCGGCCGCAGCCGTTGATCGCGGCGATGATCCATTGCGAGGACCACGACGGCCGGCCTTCGACGATGTACAGGTTCTGCATCACCATCAGCGGATCGGCACCCATGCGCTGCGCCATGTTGAGCGCGACCACCGCGTTGGCGAGCGCATTCGGGTTTTCGCGCGACTCGGTGACGTTGCCGTAGCGGTCGGTTTTCTCGATCGTCTTGCGGTAAGCGGCGGGCACGAGCGTGGACGACGCGAGCAGGTTTGCCGCGCGCTGCATGAGCTCGAACGATTGCAGCGAACCGAAGCCAGGCGCGACGGCTGGCATGTTGGCTTCGCGCGGTAGCGGCGAGCGGACGGATTCGAGGGTGGTGGGTGTAGGTGCGGTCATGGAGGCCTCGTGTGTCAGTCGTGGAAGGTGCAGACGCCATAGCGCGGGCAGTACTTCGGCGCGCACAGCAGGGATTTCGGGTTGGGGTAGAAGCGGCCGGACTTGAACATGTCGGCGGCGAATTCGATGAGGCCGGGCGCGGACTCGGTGCCGATCATCACGCGCTTCGCGTTCTTGATCGGCGCGGTGCCGATCTCGAGCGTGCCCTTCGTCTTGAGCCCGATGATTTCGGCGCTGTCGCCGATGGTGTCGCCCGTCGAGTGCTCGTAGAGCAGCTCGTACGTGCCGACCTGCGGGCCGTGCCCCTTCGTGACCGCTGCTCCTTTCTGGACGGCGGACGAACCGCTTTTCAGGTCTGCGATGCCGACGCCGAGCGCCGACCGGCGCACGCGCGCGCGGTCCATCGTGCCGGTCAGCCGAACGATGACTCCGCCGCCGCAGTCGATATCCAGCGGCTTCGTTTCCATCTCGACCGCGACGAACGTGTAGTGCGGCGAAATTTCGAGGCAGTACTTCGTGAGCAGTGTCAGGCCGACGCGCTCGGCCTCGGTAATCGACAGGTCGTCGGCGGCCGGGTTGTACTCGTTCTCGGGGTCGTGAAGCTTGTCGACGAACGCGTCGGCGGCGTCGTCGGCGGTCAGGCCGCTGCCGTCGATGCGGCTCTGGTCAAACACCGCCGAGCCCGCGTGAATCGCGGTGCCGAGCGCGGCGCGCAGGCCGACGACGTTCTTCATGCCGAGCAGATGGATACCTTCCCACCGGTATGAGCAATCGAACAGGGCGCCCCAACTGGAGGCGCGAACGGAATAGATGGATGGCTTCATGTAGGAATCCGAAATAGGTGAAATGTGGATCGGGCGACGCGACCGGTTTGGGTTACTGCAGCCGCGCCTGACCGATCAGGTACGCGAGGTAGAAAACGACGCCGGTTGGGACCGCGTAGAACAGCATCCAGAACGCGGCCGCGAGCGTGCGGCGGATGCGCGGCACGCGCGGCGTGGCCGCACGCAGCAGGGCGTTATCGGGGGCCGGACGCAGCAGGAGCGGGCGGGCAGAGGTCATGCGCCACCTCGAATTTCCAACGCGAAGCGCTCGGTGCGTGCCGCGTCGGCTTCGTCGCTCGCGTCCATGTAGGCGTACAGCGCGAGCACGCACGCGACGCACAGGAAGAACGGACCGATGAAGCTAGCGCGCCGGCCGGCGGCGGTACGGAGGTTCATCCGGCATACGCTGACCGCGGCAAGGATCCACGCGATGCAGACGATGGTGAGGTTGATGGTCATTGGTCGTTGTCTCGGCGGTCAGCGCGCCGGTCGTGGCGCTTCAAGAATGAGAAAACGGCGGCGAGGAACACGGCGAGGCCGCACCACGCGCCGAGCGCGATCAGAATGGTTTTCATGCGTCACCTCGCGCGGTGGCGTTGCGCCGCGCGTCGTCGTCGAGGCGCTGAACGTCAGCCTCGGCGGCCGCGCGCGCGAGCGCGGCGACGCATTTGCGGTATTTCGCGCCGATGACGCTGTGGAAGGTCGCCGGCCCGGCCCGGAACGCTGCGAGCACTCCGGCCGCTTCGGCGTCGGTGATCGCCGCGAGAGCGTCTACGAACTCGACCGGGTCCGGCGCCAGGGCCTTGCGCTGCTCGATCGAGCTGGCGATGGAGTCGACGAGCTCGGCGCGGGCTTCGGCGTTGTCGAGATCCTGCGCGACGCGCGCCAGGCCGCGCTCGATGAATGCGTCGTACGCCGCGCTCGTGATACCAACAGGTAACGTGTTCAGCATGTCCGTGCCTCGCGCGTTACGCGTGCAGCGTGTCGGGCACGTCGACGTAGACGAACGTGCCGCACTCCGCATCGGCCTCGACCGTCGTGGCGGCCATCGGGGCGAAGAAGCGCGCGACGCGCGCGCCGGCGGCCGGGTCGTACTCGTTGAAGGAGAAAGTGAAGGCGCGGGCGCCGCGGATCGTGAGCGCGAGCGGCCGGCCGGCGATGACGTTGAGCTGCGCCTCAAGGCTGGCGAGCTGGGCTGCTGCTGTGCTGGTCGTGGTCATTTTCGTCCATCGGTAGGGTGGCGATGAAGCGGATGGTAAAGCAATGCTTTTCTATATGCAAGCGATGCTTTATTTGACGAACGAATGCTTTACAGGCCCAGCAGGGGATCGTTGCGGATCAGACGAGCCAGCACTTCGGCGAGGCAGTAGCGGGTGAGTGCGTCGTTGCCCTCAAGATCCCCGGTGCGGTTGAAGTACAAATCGCCGCTTGAAATCGTGATTACGAGTTGGCCGTTTGGCCCATCAGGATTCGACGAGTCTGCGGACGGTAAGAGGGCGGCTCGGAACTTGAGCAGCGTTGCGCGTCGGTCTTTCCCGGTGGCCGGTTTGGCAGTAAGGAGTGTTGAATCGGAACCGCCGTTCGCGGCCCGGTATTCGGCCATGTAAATAACGTTCGGCATGACCGGAAAGGGCGATCATCGCGGCATAGAGGAAATCTCAAAATTCCTCCAATGCAATAAACAAATACTATCGAGATGGCGAGAAAATAGCCGCTTTCGCGGCTACGGTCGTTACGCTGCTCGGCTGCTCTTTTTCGCGGGCCGTGGAATTACGAACTCGCTCTTCGTGAGGTCGGTAGAACCCGACCCGAGCCGAAGTAGTACGTCAAGGGCGTCGGCAATAGCTTCGATTTCCGCAGCGCTGCGGCCGCCGATTACTCGGATCAGCTTCTCGATCGCGGCATCGCGCGGCGATTCTGCTGACTCGGTCTCCTCAATCCCCAGCCACCACGACAACGGACGGCCGGTCAACTGAGCCAATTTCGGCAGTTGATCCTTCCCGATGCGCCCAGTCCTTTTCCACCCGTTGACGGCCTGAGGGCTAACACCACACGCGGCTGCAACTTCCGCCAACGGGAGCGGAAGCTCGTCGAGCGCCTGAGTGATGCGGCGCGCCATCTCGGCGGTGTCATTGGTCGACTTCATGCGCGAATTAAATCATTGCTTTAAGATTGGCAGCAATGCTTGATGTGTGTGAAGCAATGCTTTATTCTTCAGGCATGAATACGATCAACATCCATGTCCTGGCCGCGGTTCGAGAGGCAGTGGATCTCGCAGGTGGCCCGAGCAACCTCGCACGAGCTCTTGAGGTGACGCCTCAGATGGTGTCGCAGTGGATCAGCGATAACCCGATGCGGAACCGACCAGTCGCGGCTCGCCACTGCAAGCTGATCGAGAACCTGTACGGAATCGGTCGGCGTCGACTGCGTCCTAGCGACTGGCATCGGTACTGGCCCGAGCTCGCGGACGCCATCGAGGAGCCGGCGAAGGAGGTGGCGTGAGCAAGCGTCTCTACATTCAGTTCCTTCGGTGGTTGCTGGACCGTGCCGTCCGCTCGTCCGATACGCCGGTCGAGAGCTACTTCGTCACGACGGCCGGGCGGGCTTATCCGCTTGCTGCGGAGGCGTCGCTCACCGGGTACGCGGTAACGGCAATCGTTCTCACACGACGCGAACACATACAGCACGTTGAAAAGCTCAGCCGCCGGATGCTGCCCGAGCCAAAAGCGTCAGCGCTTCATCGCGATCTCCGAGACGTTGCGCGTAGATATCGAATGCATCCGCCTCAGGCGAATGCACGACTGTGACGACTTTCCAGATGACGGCCGTGTCTGCTTCGGTCAGTGAAATCCACTCACCGATGCGTGGCAGGGCGATTAGATCGAACTCACCCGCTGCGCCAGCGGCAATGTCGTTTAGAAAGATTTTGTGTGTTGTTTCCATATGCATCCTATTGAGGAGTTTTAAGGAAGTGATGAGCTTTAGATTTTCTCATGTAAGCGGGTGCACCCCCTTTTATGCCTTGGCGAAGGAGGTGGCCTGATGCGGGTGCCCGCGCGGCGGCGCGTACTCGCATCGATTGTCCTGAGCTTGGTCTGGATCACGGCGATCCTGATCGTCGGGAGCGTCGCGCTCGGCTTTGTCACGTTCCGCATGTACGACCGCCAGCCGACGACGCTCGAAGTGATCTTCGGCGTTGCGCTGTTCTATCTCGCGGTGTTCCGCAACTCACCGTTCGAGCGCTTGCTTGATGAGCGAGTCGATCTTGAACGTGAGGTACCAGAACGCCATGACGAGCGACGACACCGCGGCGACGTCCGAAACAGTCGCCTGCGCGTTCCAGTCCCATCCTCGCAGCAGAACAGCGATATCCGTGATGAGTAACAGGAAGCCGATTGTTATGCGCGCGCGGAGGTCGCTTGCGAACAGGTGCTGGATTGCGCGCTTTGCGGTCGATTCGGCGCTGCGCAGTATTCGGAACAGATACGCACCGGCGACCGCGGCGAGCGCGCTGACGACGATCGTTGTTACTGCCTCCGGATGCGTGCTCACCCACGCCTGTATTCCCTCCACAGGAACCTCCTTTCATGAATCGGGTTGTTTTCGATGGCTTGGCAGCCGGAATCGATTCTTTCATGGCTGGAGGTTCCTCCTTCTCAATAAAGCGCGGCCGCGCCGCGCACGTCTCATGCAGCAGGTACAGCCATGTCCACACGCGCTGAATATCGCCTCGAGGTGAAAACTCGACTGCGGCCCCGCACGCACGAAGCCATGCGCAAGTCCGAGCTCGCAAACGTCGTCGAGGCGCCGGTGAAGGAGGTGGCCTAATGCGTCTACCGCCTCGGCAAACCCGCCGCAAGCCGTGCCCATCCTTCGGCCTGGCGTCGCGCGACGTCGTCGCACAGGACGTTCGCATTGCACGTCGGGCAGTGAAGGCCGCCCTTGCCGCCTGCGAGTTGCAGAACGCTCTTCTTCCCCGCGTCCATGCAGGGCTGACAGCAGTAATGCTGCGGTTCCACGGCGGCCTCGATGTCCTTGACCGCGTATGCAAACGAATGAGGTGCGATCGCGACCAGCGTATAGCGCTCTCGCTCCTGAGCTTTCGCCTTAAGGGTGTCATTTTCTCGCTCAAGATCAGCAATGCGCTTGTCAAGCGCGCGTGCATCCTGCGCGAGCTTGAGAGCATCCTGCGCCGTCTGCAGGGCAGCGACATGAGCGTCGCGGAGCTTGACTGTCATGTCGTCAATCGCCTGTTCCGCTACGCGCTGGTCATGGGAGGCAACAGCTCGCTTGACAAGTTCAAGGCTGAGATTTGCGCCGTTCAATGCAGCAACCAGAGTCGTGATCACGAGGGTTCCTCCATATCGGAAGTGAATGTGGTTGGTGTGAGAGCTGCCGATTCAGCTGACGAGAGCCGGAACCCTCGACCAAGCAAAAAGGAGCCCGCCTGATGCGCCGCTCAATCCTTCGCTGCGTCGGCGTCGTCACGTCGATCGGCGCGTTGCCGGCGGCCGGCCTCGTGCTCGATCCCATCTGCATTTATTTCGCTGGCCGTGTGTCGACGACGAGCGAAGCGCTCGTCGTCGGGTTTCTCGTCGGCCAGGTGCTCAACCTCATGCTGCTGTCGGTGATGGACAGCGCGTCAAACCAGCCGAAGGAGGTGACGTAATGGAGAACGAACCGCCGACCTCGCCAGCGGCTCGATTCTGGACGCTTAGTCGGCCTCGAACGACGGCGCAAGAACCTCACGCATCAAAGCGACCTGTTCCAGCTGCCGATCAACGTCGGGACCGGCAGTGCCGAGCATTGCTGCGGTCAGCGCTTCGCATTGCGATTCGAACTCTGCTTTCGCTTTGTCGCGTTGCTTTCCCGAGAGCGCTCGCAGGGCGCTGGAAGAGAGGGCCAGCAGAACGGTGATCTGGGCGTGATGGTCGGCCTGTCGATCTTCGAGTTCGCGCAGCTGCTGTTCGAGATCGGAGGGGGGTGGTTCATGCGTGCTCCTTTCGTGGAGGGTTGTTGAAGTGGAGAGCAACAAGTCTCCCACGTCAGCGAGCACGCCTATCTCGTTAAGGCCGCTTCCGGCGGTGGTGTTTTTGGTGTCCATGCCTCTAGCGTATCCGGTGCTGAGTTCATGGGCATTCCTTAGTTTTTGAATAGGTGGTGAATGGCCATGAATCAACCGATTTCATTGATGATGCGCGCAAGTATCGCAACGGCAATCCGAGCCGCGATCAACGATCCGAAGAAGAAGCAACGCCTGTTGGAGGCGACGGGGTGGGACGAATCCATGCCGTCGAAGCTCGTGCAGGAGAAGCCAGCCGGCATCACGCTTGACAAGCTCGATGCGCTGCTCGCAGCGCTCGACCACGTCGTCGTGACGCGCGACTACCTCGACGCCATGTGCACGATGGGGAAGGTCGGCATGTTCTGCGAATGCGCGCGCGCCGGCGGCGGTGAATGTGGCGCGGGGCGCTGATATGTGGTGTCTGTTCGAGCGTGCGGTATTCCGCGCAGGTTGGTACGCGGCGCTCGCCAGTATCCCGTTTTACGAAAACCGGTTCGTCCGTGGCCCGCTCGCGCGGCAACGGGGCCGCGGCTGGACCGAGGTGACTGACCATCCGCTCAGCACCTACTCCTGGGAGCGGATTGGCGGCGTGACGTCGGCGGAATACGGGCGGGGGGCAGCATGAGAAACACGTACAGCGGAATTGCTAACGTGCCTGCCACGCCTGGAATTCAAGCTGGGCGGCTACCAATTGTAGCCGTTCCTACCACCGATATTGACCGGCGGAGGAGGGACGTGTTCTCCAGTTCGATATTCCGTAGAGCAGACGGGGCATTTGAGTTTGATCGTTCCGTATTTTCCGGTCTGCTGCAAGATCGCCGTGACGGAGTTGTTGTCCATGCAAGGCTGGCAGACGTAGTGCGGCGGATGATCGGATGTGTCGGGGTCGATGCTGGCCAAGGCGAATACTCCTTCCGCCAGTTCTTCCAAGACGTACTGCTCTCGAACCGTACGCTTCCGGTCAAGCTCGGAAATCTTTGCGTTCGCAGCTCGGAGCTGCTCCTTCAATTCGTCGATTTCGTCGCGAGCAGCAGACTGTTTCTCTTGCAATGCCAGTGCCGCGTTCTGCACGTCTATGACTCGGTCGTTGATCGACTGTTGCATCTCGGCGAGCTTGAGATCATCGCGTGCGGCGATGGCGGCCTTCGCAAGGTCGATGGTGTTCTTCAGGCCAGCGATTGCTGCGGTTACGGTCATGATCGGCATCTGGTCCCTCGTCTGGTTGTCGGCCGCGCACGGCCGCGGCTGACCGATCTTAGCGCATCGGTGACGCCGATCGATTTGCGGTCGGAGGTCGAATGAACGTTGCGCGGAGCGCGAGCTTTCAATCACCTCGCCTTGGTGAGCTTCTCGATCTCGTGTTTGCACACGCCCGCAGTGGAGGACACGAGATTGTTTATCTTCGTGAGAGTCTTATTTATTTCGATAAGCTGATTAATCTGCGGGGTGGGGCCGCGTGCGGCGAGCGCGTTCACAATCGGGCCGTCGACCTCAATCAGCAGAACTCGGGCGCGCATAGTGTTTGCGGCGCATTGGTTCGGCAGGGCCGCAATTTTTTCGACTTCCGCTGGCTCGATCGTGTTAGCGCAACGACGAAGGGCGGCTCGCAAAAGGTCCACCGTCTTTGCTCGTTCGGACCATCGTTTGTCGGTGTCGAGAATGCCCTGCGTGATCGGGTTCCTGTCGTACACGATATCGTGCTCGGTCTCCTGCTTCACCTTCTCGCGCTGCTCCTTGAGAATTGTCTCGATCCCCCGAAGCTTGTGCTCGATCCCAATGGCCGCCAATCGCGCGGCCGCGCGTTCGGTGTTGGCGATTCTGCGTCGACTATCTACCGCGATTCCCAGTGCTACGGCGGCGGCCAAAAATGTGCTGACGGCGGTTGCTGCATTCCAGAACAGAGTTGCGTCCATGCTATCTCCACTGCGAATTGGGGGAGGATCGTAGCATGACCGAAGCGACACCCCTCACGCCGGCCGATTGTGATCTGCGGGACTTCGGATTCATGCCGGTCGATGTGCAGCGGCTCCTCAAGTCCGATACGTGGATCCTCGGCAGCGCCGACGAGCGCGCGGCCGCGATCTCGCTGTGGCTCAACAGTTGGCATCAGGTGCCAGCCGCGAGCTTGCCCGACAACGAGCGCGTGCTCGAACACCTGGCCGGCGCGAAGAGCTGGAAGAAGGTTCGGGACCACGTGCTGCGCGGCTGGGTCAGGTGCGCCGACGGAAGGTGGTATCACCCCGTCGTCGCAGAGAAGGCGCTCGAAGCGTGGATCGAGAAACTGATGAGCAGCGTGTCGGGCTCGGTCGGCAACGCGAAGCGATGGGGCATCGAGATCGACACCGCGCCGACCGTGGCGCGCATTCTCGAGGCTGTCGAACTGCTGCGCTCGATCGCACCGCAATCCAAGACGCTGCGCAAGAAGCCTATCGTGATGATCCTCAAGCGATCGGGGGGCGATCAAAAAAAGGTCGACCCCCGACCCGGAAATGGATCGCCCCCCGATGCTGATGACATCGCGTCCCGACACCATGAAGTATCGCCTCCCGACTCGGGTGGCGATTCGCCCCCCGATCGCAATAGACAGGGACAGGGACAGGGATATGTAAACCCATACGGCGGCGGCATAGCACAGGGCGGTAGTAGCGATCGCGCGGCGAGCGAACTTTCGCCTGCCGCCGCCGCTTTGTGGGAGGTGCTCGTCGCGAGCGGCATCGACTCGCCCCCGGACGATTCGCGTGTCGCCGTGTGGGCTGCCGCCGGTGTGACACCGGACATGCTCGTTACGGCGATAGCCGACGCGCGGAAGCGCCGCGCGAAGGCCCAGTCGCAGCAGCCGGTGAACGTCGGGTTCCTCGACGCAATCCTCGCCGACGCGCTTGCCGCCCGAGCCGCGCCGTCGGCCGCCGCCGGTATGCCAGCGGGCCCCTGGCACACGTCATGGTCGGGGATCGTGGCCTTCGGCCGCGACTGCGGGCTGACGCAGGGCGAGTGCGAGCCGGCTGCAGATTTCCGCCTGCGCGTGTTCAACGCCGCCGGCGACGGGCCATGGTGGGACGAGCTCAACCGCGCATTTCGCAACACTTCCGGCCCAGTCGCGGCCGGCGCGATTTTGGAGAACGGCCGATGAGCCACGAACAGCAATCCCTGATCGCGGCTTCGCCGGTCGCGCGTCGCGTCGAATTCACGGTGCCCGGCAAGCCGGTCGCGAAGGGGCGACCGCGCTTCGCGCGCCACGGCGCGCACGTTCGCACGTTCACGCCCGAAGCAACCGAGCGCTACGAGAACCTCGTGAAGATCGCTGCCGGCGCGGCGATGCGCGGCGCGACGCCGTACGAGGGGCCGGTGCGCCTGGTCGTGTACATCGGACTGCCGATCCCGACGAGCTGGTCGGCGAAGCGCCAGGCGTCGGCTGCCGCAGGGCTGATTGGCGCGACGAAGAAGCCGGACGCCGACAACGTCGTCAAGGCGCTGAAAGACGGCATGAACGGAGTGGTGTACGTCGACGATGGGCAGGTCGTCGACCTGTGGGTTTCGAAGCGCTACGCGCGTGCGCCGGGCGTGCGCGTCGAAGCGATCGAGCTGAATTTGCAGAAGGCATGAGGTGGAAGCAATGAGCGATCTGGAGCAGTTGATGATGATCCGCGGCGCGGTGGCGATGTTGCCGCCGGAAGAGGCCGCGAAGGTGGAAGCGGCGCTGGCCGAGCTGCGCGCGGTGCTCGCGAATCACGGCGAACACGGCATGCTCGCGCTGGCGCTCGCCGGCGCCGAACTGACGGCGAAGGGGGCGTGACCATGTCCGACGTCGTGTTCAAGAGCGCGTTCGACGCGGTGCGCTTCGCGTTGTGCTACTCGCTGCAGCAGTATGGCGAGACGATGATGGCGAAGCGCCTGCGCGGCGAGAGTATCGGTAGCGGCATGGGCCTTGTGGGCCTCGACGGCGCCGGGCAGGCCGGACTGATTCGTCGCATGCTCTGGGAACTGCCGGAGTTGCATCTGTCGGTTATCGTCGCGCGCGCGGCGCCGCGCGACCTGCCGTGCTCATGCGGCGCGGCGTGCTGCAGCGGTCGGACGCCGAATCTCGAATGGCAGGCTGCGATCGGGTGGCTGATTCGGGCGTCAGCCGCGTACTGTTCGGGCTTCTCGCACTATCGCGTGCGGAGGGCGATCATCGAGCGGTTGTTCGGGGTGAAGTGCGACCTGATCGACATCGCGCACGACTGCGACGCGCACGTGAACACCGTCAGCAAGCAGAACGCCGCGGTGCGCCGGTGGATCGAGGGCGACAGGAAGGCCGGCGAGGCGGGCGTCGAGGGGCTCGCATGGTCGGTCATCGAGCGGCGGTTCAGCGAGCTCGGCCTGCTGAAGGAAAGCACTGCCGCTTGACAATGTGTGTTTCGCACACAATAATCCGCGATATTCGATACACGTCATACGTGCGTCCGAAGCAAAAAAGCCCGCCGAAGCGGGCTTTTTTGCCATTTGATGCCGGTTATTCGGTCCCGGCTTCCTCGGTGGCTTCATCAAGTCCGACGAAGCAATAGGTCTTGATTTCGACTGTCAGTACGCGGGCCTTTTTCTTGATTGCAATTGCGGCATCTTTGGCAAGATCGCGAACGGCTTCGATCTTCGCATCGTCCGCGCTGAACCAATACTCCGCGTTTGGGAGATCGCAGACAACGTCTCGCTGCGGCGGTCCTTTGAATCGCCCAACAATGGTGCGAGCAAAACCTCGGGATTCCATTTCGTTATGCAATGCGGTGTAGTCCGCGTTCTCAGAGTCTTTGAGCTCGACGCGTGTGATGAATCTTGGCATGTTGTTTCTCAGAGTTAGGTGAACAATTGCTCAGAGTTTTTTCAGCTCTTCGGCCAGTGAGGCGATTGCCGCTCCAATGCACTGCCCGAATTCCTTGCCAGACTGCTCGGGATTTGAGAGATTCCACCAAGGGGCTGATCCCAAAAATGAACCGCTCTCGATCGCAGACTTAACAAGTTCTAGCGCCTTCACTTTCGCGCCCTGGTCATCGTAAAAGGCCATGGTCTTCCTCGTTGATTGAGCCGGCTAATCCGGCATGATGATTCTACGGCAGCAGCTTGTAATGTTCGAGTGCAAAGCCCGTCGAGCGAAAGCCACCGGGCTTTTTGTTACGACATCGGTTGGTGTGTCTAATTTGGCCGAGGAAGATCGCCTGCGATGAATGCGAAAATGCGCTCCAGCCACGTGAGCTGGAAATCTGGGGTCTCGCCGAGCCGCACCAGTTCTCCCATGTGTGCTGGGTTCATGAGCGAACCGATGACCTGCGAATCTGTTTCCTGCAAGGCACAATATTTTTGAAATAGTTGTTCATCTGATATTGAGGACGCACATGCAAAAAGCTGCTCATATTTTTGCTTTTGCGCGAGCGCCTGAGTGCTTTTGGCGCCCGGCTGATAAATGAAGGAAAACGCGGCGAGAGCCGCAACAGCGATGCCCGTTGCGACAGGTGCCGCTGTGGTGATAACCGCGGCACCCAAGAGAATCTGAGCGAAGTTGACGAAGCGATCCGTTCTCACCAGAAACATGGCTTGCATCTTTTCGAGGCGAATTGAGTATCCAATCTGGAAGAGGGTTTCGGATCGAGTCATCATGTTTAGCTCCTTACTTTTGCTTTGGCGGAGGCGGCGGGACAGGCCTCGGAGAAACATGCGCCTTTTCCGTTGACGGCTGTTGCGGTCGCTGAGGCGCAGGTCTCGGAGAGCGATGATCGTGAGCGATCGTGGGGCCACCGGGTTTCTTTGTTGACAATTTTTTCTCCTGATAGGATTTAACGGGTCGCACCAAAATCCTATCATGCGGGACAGTTCATCAGTCCCAATATAGCCCGCGCTGGGTAACTGGCGCGGGCCTTTTCGTTGGTGCTGTTGGTTGCGCAGTTTGCTGTTGTGACCGTTTTTTTCATCTATAAAAAAGGTCCGTCTTGCAAATTTCTTGCCGTTCGATCGACAGCCTCATCCCCTATGCACGCAACGCGCGCACCCACTCCGAAACGCAGATAGCGCAGATCGCCGCCAGCATCGAAGAGTTCGGCATGGTCGGCGCGATCGTCGTGCGCGACGGCGTGATCGCCAAAGGCCACGGCACGCTCGCCGCGATCCGCATGCTGTACGGCGCCGGCAAGTGCCTGTATCCGCCGCCCGGCCGCTCGCGCGGCGCAGAGCCGTTCCCCGATGGCGAGGCGCCGGTGATCGATGCGTCCGGGTGGACCGATGCGCAGTTCCGCGCGTTCGTCATCGCAGACAATCAGCTTGCGCTGCTCGCCGGGTGGGACGACGAGCTGCTGCAGCTCGAAGTGACCGAGCTGCGCGCCGACGGTTTCGACGTGGACCTGCTTGGCTTCGAGGCGGTCGAGCTCGACACGCTGCTCGGCGGCGGCGCAGCCGGCACGACGCGGGCCGAGGCGCGCGAGTCGCTGGCCGATCGCTTCCTGATCGCGCCGTTCTCCGTGTTCAACGCCCGTGAGGGCTGGTGGCAGGACAGGAAGCGGTCGTGGATCGCGCTGGGCCTCGAATCCGAAACCGGCCGGGACGGAAACCTGACGTTCGCGGACTCGTCGCAGCCGCCCGCCGTGTACGCGGCGAAGAACGCGTATGCGGCCGCGGTAGGGCGCGACGTGACATGGCCCGAGTTCTACGCTGCGAACCCGGACGCGCGCGTGCAGGGATCGACAAGCATCTTCGACCCCGTGCTGTGCGAAATCGTCTATCGATGGTTCTGCCCGCCGGCCGGCGTCGTCCTCGATCCATTCGCTGGCGGCTCGGTGCGCGGCGTTGTGGCCGCGATGCTCGGGCGGCAGTACGTCGGCTGCGATCTGCGCGCCGAGCAGGTCGGCGCGAACCGCGCGCAGTGGGAGGCAATGGACCACAGTGATTGCCCGGCGCCGACCTGGCACGTCGGCGACAGCCGCGAGCTCGGGCGCCATGTCGGCGACGTCGATGCGGATCTCGTGTTCTCGTGCCCGCCGTACGCCGATCTGGAGGTGTACAGCGAGGATCCGGCCGACCTGTCGAACATGGGCTATCCGGACTTTCTCGCCGGCTATCGAACCGTGATCGCTGCGGCGGCCGCGCGGCTACGCGACGATCGCTTCGCGTGTTTCGTCGTCGGGGAGGTTCGCGACACGAAGGGCATCTATCGCAATTTCGTGTCCGACACGATCGCGGCTTTTCGGGACGCAGGCCTGCGCTACTACAACGAGGCGATCCTCGTCACACAGGCCGGCTCGCTGCCGATCCGCGTCGGGCGATCGTTTCCCGTAACGCGCAAGGTCGGCAAGACGCACCAGAACGTGTTGATCTTCGTGAAGGGTGATCCGCGCGCGGCCGCGGATGCATGCGGTGCCGTCGACGTGACGATGCCCGACACGGACGAGGCAGCGGTCTAGTCGCCGTACTTCAGGACGAGCGCGCGCTGGCCGGCCCGCTTCAGCGTTTCGACATCCCTACCGAGCTGCGCGAAGAAGCGCGGGTTTGTGTAGGCACCGTGCGCGTCGAGGATCGCCGCGCGCTCCGCGCCGAGCTGCGGGAAGCGCGCCGCGACGCGGATGGCTTCCTGCCAGCGGCCTGCGGCCATGTGTTCGCGCACGATCGAGATTTTCGTTTTCATGTCGGGTTCCTGACGAATGGCTGCGACTCTACCCGCAGCGCACGTCGAAGCAAGCCCCTTCCGCTATGGCACGACCGAGTTTCAACGCGACCAACGAGCAGCGAAAGCTCGTCGAGCAGCTCGCGGCGTTTGGCATTCCGCAGGAGGACATGGTGATGCTCGTCCTCGACACGAACGGCAAGCCGATCTCGGCGCCGACGCTGCGCAAGCACTTCCGGCGCGAGTTGACCGAAGGGCTCGTGAAGGCGAACACGAAGGTCGCGCAGGCGCTGTTCAAGAAGGCCGCCGGCGGCAACGTGGCGAGCATGATTTTCTGGTTGAAGACCCGCGGCGGGTGGAAGGAATCCCCGCAGTCGGTCGAGCTGACCGGGCGCGATGGCGGCCCGGTCGAACAAAGGACGCAGATCGTGGATGAACGGAAAGTCAAAGCGGCGCTCGAAAAACTCCAGCGCGAATACTGAGAACGTCCACCCGGCGGTCGAGCGCGAGGTTGCGAAGCAACTGTGCGAGACCGATCATCTGTTCTTCACACGGTACTTTTTCAAGCATCGCCAGGGCATCAAGTTCATCGTCAACTGGCACCACGTTCTCATCGCAGACGTGATCCAGCGCGTGATCGATGGCGTGACGAAGAACGTGGTCATCAACGTCCCGCCGGGCTCGTCGAAGACAGAGATGGCGACGATCAACCTGATCGCGCGCGGGCTCGCGCGAAACCCGCGCGCGCGGTTCCTGCACATCTCGTATTCCGACGACCTGGCGCTGCTCAACAGCGAGACCGCGCAGGAGATCGTCTCATCGGACGAATTTCAGGAACTGTGGCCGCTCCGGATCGCGCCCGACGCTAAGTCGAAGAAGCGCTGGAACGTGATGATCAACGGCAAGAAAGCGGGCGGCGTCTACGCCGTCTCGCTGGCCGGCCAGATCACCGGCTTTCGCGCGGGGCACATGGCCGAGGGGTGGCAGGGCGCCATCATCATCGATGACCCGCTGAAGGTCGAGGACGCGTACAGCAAGACGTACCGCGAGAAGGCGAACCGAAAGCTGCAGTCGACCGTGAAGAGCCGGAAGGCGACCCCCGACACGCCGATCATCGTCATCATGCAGCGCCTGGCCGAGGAAGACCCGACCGGGTTCATCAAGGAAGGCAACCTGCCCGGCGAATGGGAGTTCGTCGAGATCCCGGCCCTGATCACAGACGAGTACGTCGCGGCGCTGCCGGAGCGCGTGCGCAAGCTCGTCGAAGTGGCGGAGAAGGACAAGGACGGCCGCTTCAGCTACTGGCCTTACAAGGAGCCGTTGGCTGACCAGCTCGAAATGGAGCGCGTCGCGCCGTACGTGCACTCCGGGCAGTACATGCAGCGTCCGTCGCCGCTCGGCGGCGGGATCATCAAAAGCGCGTGGTTTCCGCGGTACACGGTACTGCCGCGCATCCTGTATCGAAAGATTTTCGTCGATACGGCGCAAAAGACGGCCGAGCGGAACGACTACTCGGTGTTCCAGTGCTGGGGCGCGGGCGACGACGGTCGCATCTACCTGCTCGACCAGATCCGCGACAAATGGAAGGCGCCCGAGCTGCGGCAGGCGGCGCTCGACTTCTGGGCGAAGCACAAACCGTACGACCACCGCATGAGCGGCCCGCTGCGCGAGATGGTGATCGAGGACAAGGCGAGCGGCACGGGCCTCATTCAGGACATCCAGAAGCACGGGAGCATCCCGGTGCGCCCGTTGCCGCGCGATACGGACAAGCTGCGGCGCGTGATGGACGTCAACAGCTACTGGGCCGCCGGCCTCGCGCTGATCCCGGCCGACGCGCCATGGGTGCTCGATTTCACGAACGAGCTGAACGCGTTCACGGCCGACGACACGCACGCGCACGACGACCAGGTCGACCCGTTGGTCGATGCAACCACCGACATGCTGGCGAACGTCTCCGACTGGAGCGCATGGAACTGACGAATGTTCGAGAAATTGAAAACCGCATTGCGACCGCGCAGCGCGCGCGTCCGCACGGGCGACGCGCTGTCCAATCTGGTCGCCGGCATGATGACGTCGCGCGACAAGCGCGCGCACAGCAAATTCCGCCGCGACGACATCATCGACCGCGAAGAGCTGGCGGCGATGTACCGCCACAACTGGCTCGCGCGGAAGATCGTCGACGCGCCGGCCGAGGACATGACGCGCGAGTGGCTGAAGCTCGAAACGGGCGACGAGGCGTCGAAGAAGAAGCTGGAGAAGGCAGAGAAGCGTTACGGCCTGATCGCGCGCGTGGGCGACAACCTGAAGTGGGGGCGCCTGTACGGCGGCTCGGCGCTGTATATCTCGATCGCCGGCGACGATCCGCTGCAACCGCTGCGCGTGGACAAGATCCGGAAGGGCTCGCTGCTCGGCTTCGTCGTGCTCGATCGCTGGCAGCTCGTGCCCGACGTGAACCTGATCCAGATCGACCTCACGCGGCCGGACTACTGGCGGCCGGCGCGCTACCGCGTCGCGAACACGAGTCAGGCTATCCACAGCAGCCGGTTGATTTTCGCGGACGGCGCGCTCCTGCCGTGGGACGAGCTGCGCCGCAACCAGTACTGGCACGACAGCGTGCTACAGGCGGTCTATGACGAGCTGCGCAACGACGAGACGGTCGCGGGCAGCACGGCGTCGATGATGTTCGAGGCGATCGTCAACGTGCTGCAGGTCGACGGCCTGCGCGACATGCTGGCGACGGACGACGGCACGGAGCGGGTGCGACGGCGTTTCGAGCTCGTCGCGCTGATGAAGTCGTTCATCGGCATGACGCTGCTCGACAAGAACGATACGTACGAACAGAAAACGATCTCGTTTTCTGGGATCGACGGCGTCGGCGCGATGTTTCAGCAACGCGTCTCGGGTGCGTCCGATATCCCGGCGACGCGGCTGTTCGGCCAGGCGCCGAAAGGGCTGAACGCGACCGGCGACAGCGATATCCGGAACTACTACGACGGCCTGAAGGCGCGGCAGGAGCAGGAGCTGCGACCGCAGGTCGAGACGATCTACGACGTGATGTCGATGTCGGAGCTCGGCCGGCGGCTCGATGACCTGGTGATCGAGTTCAACCCGCTCTGGCAGCTGTCCGAGGCCGAGCAGGCCGCCGCCGAGAAAACGCGCGCGGAGACGGACAAGATTTACGCGGTCGATATCGGCTTGCCGATCGATCGCCAGATCATGACGCGCCTGCAGGCGAACGACACGTACCAGATTAGCGACGAGGACATTGACCTCGCCGCGCAACTCAACGAGCCGCTCGAGGACGACCCCGATGGAGATCAGCCTGGCGAATCTGGCGCGCGCGAACCGGGTTCGCCGACGCCGCCTGTCCCGCGTCCGCCCGAGCCGCCCAAACCGGCGGGCTGAGAGCTGGTATCGCACGCAGCTGCTCGCGATCGTCTCTGCATGCGACGTCGCAGTGCGCGCCGATGTGCTGCCGGTCCTGCAGCGCAACGAGGCCGAATACAGCTACACGGCTGACGACATGGCGAGCGCGTTCGTTCGTGCGCTGAATGCGGCGCTCGACGTGGCGGCCACGCGCGTCGCGGCGCAGGTCGCGGCGCGTGCGCGGTTGCTCGCGCTGCGTATGACCGAGATATGTGACGAGAGCGCGACCGAGGCGCTGCGCGCGTCGGTGAACGCGGCGATCGGCGTCGATATCCGTGCAGCGCTCCAGATGCAGAACCTCGGGGGCGTGCTGGAGGCCGCCGCAGCGACGAACGTGCGGCTCATCAAGTCGGTGCCGCAGCAGTACTTCGATCGCATCGCGGCGCAGGTGCTGGTGTCGGTGCAGCAGGGCCAGCGCTACACCTCCATCGTCGAATCGATCCAGAACGAGACGGGCGTGACCGAGCGCCGCGCGAAGCTGATCGCGCGCGACCAGACGTCGAAGCTGAATTCGTCGATCACGGAGGCGCGGCAGACCGCGCTCGGGATCGAGGAATACGAGTGGCAGACGAGCGGCGACGAGCGCGTGCGCGACAGCCACGCAGAGAACGACGGGAAGGTATTCCGGTGGGATTCGCCGCCGGCGGAGACAGGCCACCCGGGACATGACGTCGGCTGCCGTTGCGTGGCGCTGCCGCGCTTCAGATTGGATGACGAGGAATGAGCAAACGCATACAGCACACGTTCGATGCAGCGCTGGGCGAACGTCGGCGCACGCCCGAGGGGTATCTCGTCGCGCCCGCCGTCATCGCCCGCACGGGCATCCAGATCTATCTCGCGCACGAGCTCGGCCTCGACGGCGATCCGATGCGCGAGGTGCGGATCTACCGGCCGCCTGAGGAAGTGTTTCACCTGGACGCGATCGCGTCGTTCGACAACCAGCCAATCACGATCGACCACCCACCGGACGGCGTCACACCGGACAACTGGCGCGAGCTGTCGGTCGGTGTGATGCGCGGGCCGCATCGCGCGTCGAACCTGCTGCGCGGCGAGGCCCGAATCATGGACGCCGACGCCATCGATCAGGTCGAGACGAAGGTTCGCGAGGAACTGTCCGGCGGCTACTCCGCGGTCTACGACTGGACGCCCGGCGTCACGCCGGAAGGCGAGCCGTACGAGGGTATCCAGCGAGACATTCGCGGCAACCACACGGCGCTCGTGCGCCGCGGTCGGTGCGGGCCGGTGTGCCGCGTCGGCGATTCACAACCATCCAAACCAACAGGAGCAACAGCAATGCCGATCCAGATCACGATCGACGGCATCCCGTTCAGCCTCGACGAGGCTGCGGCGGCCGCCGTGAACAACCTGACCAAGCGGCTGGCCGACTCGACGGCCACGGTGGCGGACCTGAATGCGCGGCTCGACCGCAAGATCAAGATCCGCAACAAGACAATTGCGCTGCGCGACAGCGAGGAGCTGGAGGACGAGGTCGAAGAGCTGGAGGACGAGCTCGAAGAGGCGCAGAAGGACGCCATGACCCCGCAGCAGCGCGACGCGATGGTCGCGGACTGGGCCGAAATGCTCGAAGGCGGCAAGCGCATTGCTCCGACCGTCGACGCGAAGGGCAAGACGTGCGCGCAGTACCGCCGCGAGGTTATCAAGGCGCTGTACAGCGACCACAAGCCGGTCGTCGACGCGGTTCTCGGCGGCAAGACGCTCGACGCCGCAGACGACGCGACGCTGCGCCAGGCGTTCGGCGTGCTCGCTGCGACGGCGGGAGGCAAGACCACGGGTGACGCGAGCAGCATGCGCGACCCGGTGGTCGATTCGCTGAACCAGTCCACGAAAACGAACGACGCGGCGGGCGGCGGCAGCGGCCAGAAGACAGCCGACGCGGCGCGCGGCAGCTTTATCGACCGAATGAACGGTCGCGCGTGATCCGATCAACCCATCAACCGGAGCAAACCACATGAACCGCATCAACCTGGGCGACTACGCGCCGGCGCAGTTCGAACGCGGCATTCCCGGCCTGATCGTCGACAACAACACGGCGGCGATTCGCAACGGTACGAACCGCGGTACTGCGCCGATCGAGTTCGGCAGGGCCGTATTCGATACCGACATCGGGGGCGAGTACGTGCTGCCCGGCGACGCGCGCGCGAAGGCGTTCGCCGGCATCTCGATTCGTCACGTGACGTTCACGGCCAACCTCGAAGGGGAGGTGTTCTACAAGCCGGACGTGACGCTGCCGGCGCTGGAATTCGGCCGCATCTGGGCCACGTGCAAGGACGGCTGCAATCCGCGTGACCCGGTGAAGTTCACCGGCGATGGTGTGCTCGCCACACGCGCCGGCACGCGGATCGCGGGCGCCGAGTGGGAAACGAAAACGGAGCCGGGGCAGGTCGGCATCGTCGTCATCAACCGCGTACCGGGCCTGACCGCGCCGGTCGCAGCGCCCTAAACGAAGGGGGGAACAACGGAATGAACCGCAGAAAGATGATTTTGGACGGCCTGCGCCGTCTGCCGGCGCTGGCGATCGATTCGGAACCGGGCCTCGCGTTTTTGACCTCGCAGCTCGAATACTACGAAGCGCAGGTCTACGAGAAGAAGCGCGAGCCGCTCGACTACGAGGCGCTGATCCCGATCTCGACCGAGGCCGGACCGCACGTGACCGGAATCACGTACCGCATGAAAGACTTCGTCGGCCGCGGCAAGCGCCATTCTGGCCAAGGCGGGGATATCCCGCGCGTCGATGTGTTCTACGGCGAAAAGTCGGTGCCGGTGGTCGGAAGCGCGATCGGTTACGCGTACACGTTCGCCGAACTGCGCACGGCCGCCGCGCTGCAGCAGTCGCTCGACGGCGATCGTCAGGAGACGGCGATGAAGGCCTGGCGCTCGCACATGAACGAGGTCGGCCTGTACGGCGAGGAGGAACTCACGGGCCTGTTCAACTGCCCGGCCGTGCCGCAATCCAGCGCGGGCGTGAATCTGCTGACGGCGACGCCGGCCCAAGCGCTGAAATTCGTCAACGACCAGATCACGCATGTCTGGACCACGACGAAGCGAAACAGCGTCGTCGATACCGTCGTGATGCCTGGCACGGTGCTGGCGCACCTGTCGAGCACGCCGCGCTCTGACAACTCCGACACGACGATCCTCGAGTACATCCGGCAGAACAACATCTCGAAGACCGAACGCAACATCGAGATCACGTTCCGCGCGGCGGCGGATCTGGAAACGGCGGGCAAGGGCAAGACCAGCCGCATGATGTTCTACGAGAAGTCGCGCGAGAACATCGTGTTCCACATCCCGATGCCGCTCATGTTCCACACGCCGGAGCAGCGTGGCCTGGAGATGCTGGTGAACGGCGAGTACCGCTACTCGGGCGTCGAATTCCGCTACCCGAAAACGGCGTTCTACGTCGACGACGTGATGGGCTAAGGGAGGCTCCATGCTGGACATCAAGAACATGACGCGCGCCAGCTCGGTGATTCGTGGCGCCGGTCTCACGGTCGAAATTCCGCCCGGTGCGACGCGCCCGGTTCCGATCGAGGTGTGGGCGGCCTTCGCGCGCGGGCGCGCCGCGCGCGCGCAGATTGCGGACGGCGAACTGGTGATCGTCGACGCCAACGGTCCGCTGTTTCAGGTCGGCTCGCTTGCGGCGCTGGTCGATGGGGAGACGCCGGAGACGCCGGAGACGCCGGAGACGCCGGAGACGCCGGAGACGCCGGAGACGCCGGAGACGCCGGAGACGGCCGACCCCGAGAAAGGTTCCGCTGAGACGCCGCCCGCAGCGCCGAAGCGCGGGCGGAAAGCGTCGTGAGTGCGGCCGCCGTGCAGGGGCCGCCGATCACGGTCGCCGACATGCGGGCGCGGTTCAAGGCCGCGTCTGCGCCGTTCGACGACGCGGCCGTCGAGCTCGCGATCGAGGACACCCGGCCTTACTTTGACCGGGCGCGCTGGGGCGGTTTCTACAAACGCACTGCATGTGGACTCGTGATGCACTTCCTCGTGATGGCGCGCGCCGCGGAGCGGACGGGCGGCAAGCCGGCGCTCACGGCCACATCGAAGAAAGCCGGCGAGGTGCAGGTCGGCTATGCCGCGCCCGCGCTAATGACCGGCGACGACGCGTGGCTGGCGGCGACGATGTGGGGGCAGGAATATCTGCGTCTGCGTCGCATCGTCGGGGCGGGAGGGCTGGCGGTATGAGCGATTCCAACTTTCCCGGCCTCGACCGGTTGATCGAAATGCTCGAGCGGACGACGAAGCGCGCGGTCGTCGTCGGCTACCCGGCGGCGACCGGCGCAGAGCAGCACCCGGGTTCGGATATCACGAACGCGCAGCTCGCCGCGCGCCTGTCGTTTGGTGATCCCGAGAATGGGCTCGAAGCGCGCCCGTTCATTCCACAGGGCATCGAGAACGGTCAGAAGCAGATTCAGGACGTTCTCGCGCACGGGTTGCGGCGTGCGGCACGGGGTGACGGGTCCGTCGATTCCGCGTACGAGGCCGCGGGCCTCGCCGCGGTCGCGGCCGTGCAGCGGGAGGTGCGCAAGGGCAATTTCGCGCCGAACAAGCCCGAGACGATCGCGCGCAAGGGCAGCAGCCGCCCGCTGATCGACGAGGGCAACCTGATCCAGTCCACCACCTCGGAGGTGCGCGATGCTCGATCTCAGTGAAGTCGTGACCGATCCGGAACTCGGCGCGCGCGAGATTTCGATCGAGCGTGCGGTGGGAGCGCGGCAGCCGTCCGGCGAATGGGAGGAATCGTACGCGCCTGGCACGGTGACGGGCATCGTGCATCCCGCGAGCAAGGATCAGATCGCGACGCTACCCGAGGGTGAACGGCACTTCCGAACCATTGCCGTGTTTTCCGACGCGCCGCTCGCCGCACGCGATTTCGTGCATTACCGCGGTGCGCGCTGGCGCGTCACGGCGGATTCTGACTGGTCTGACTATGGCTATTACTACGCGCTCGCAACTCGACACGATGCCACTGCGCGACCTCGTGCGGGAGCTTTTGTCGTTACCTGACGGCAGCGTTCGCCCGACATGGGATGCCGGGCCGACGGGCGGGGAGCCGTTCGTCGTGGTGAGCGCGAACGACGACACACCCATCGGCAGCGCGCACCGCGAGTTCGACGGCGAGCGCGAAGTCGAGATCTTGCGGCGCTCGTTGATGACCGAAGTGCTGTTCGAGGCCTACGGGACGAACGCATACCCGCTGCTGTCGAAACTGCAACTCGCGTTCGAATCCAGCGCGGCACTGTCAGCGCTCAAGAACAGGGTTCGGGCGGCGATCCTGCGCGTCACGCGCGTGATCGACGTCTCGGCCGCAGTGGGCGGCGGCCCGGAGGAGCGCGCGAGATTCACCGCGACGTTCACGCACACGCACGCAGTGGAGAGTCCGCAGCCGCGCATCGAGGCCGTGGACGTCGTCGTGCGAGCCGATCGGGTCGTCCAAACCCTCACTCTCGATATACCCACTACGGAGCAATAGATGCTGCCCATTGATGATGTCGTAAACGTTCAACTGAACATGCAGGCCCGCGCGCCGTCGCGTCGCAACTTCGGCATGACGCTGCTGCTCACGCCTGAGGCGGGCAACGTATTCAACGATACGAGCACGCTGTGGATCTACGCCGCGCAGCAGCCGGACGTCGAAGCGGCATTCGGGACGAACTCCGAGACGGCGCGCGCGACGCGTCGCTTCATGGCGCAGCAGCCGCGCCCGAAGGAATTGATGATCGGCCGCTGGGTCCGGAATGAGCGCGTCCTTCCCGCGACTGCAGCAGCGCTCATCGGCTCACCCGTGACGGCGCCCGTGTCTGACTTTCACGCCGTGAGCGCCGGCTACCTGACCGTCATGTTCGGCGACACGCCGACCCGGCTCGGGCCGCTCAACCTGACGAACACGGTGACATTCAACGACGTGGTGAAGGCGATTAACGCCGCGGCTGGCAAGGATCCGGCATGGACGTGTTCGTTCGACGAGACCGGAAACCGCTTCGCATTCACGGCGAAAGAGCCCGGCGCCGGCCCGTTGTTTCGCTACGTGGCGGACGACGGCCGGGCCGGCGTCTATCTGGGCGAAATGATGAAGCTGGAGAACGGCCAGGCGCGCCTAGTTTCGGGCGCAGATGCTGTCAAGCTGCCTGCCGAGTCCGTCATCGAGGCGGCAGCGGCGATTCAGGATCGGCAGCCGGGCTGGTACGCGCTGGCCGTTGCGGCGCAGTTGCCGGACGGCGTACTGCAGGAGGTATCCGACTGGACGCAGGCGGCGCCGCGCAAGATCTTCGGGGTGACGACAACGAATCCGCAGCACATCGAGTTCGCGGCCGGCAACGTGTTCAAGCGGTTGTTCGACAAAAGCAACTATCGGACGGTCGGCACGTACGACAAGACCGATCCGTACGCGATTCTGTCGTTTCTTGCGCGCGGACTCTCGGTGAACTTCGCGGCGAACAACTCGACGCTGACGATGAAGTTCAAGACGCTACCGACGGTCGAGGCCGACAACCTCGGACTGACCGAGGCGAACAAGTGCCGGCGGCTCGGGCTGAACTTCTACACCTACTTCGACGAGGTGGCGATGGTCGCCGAGGGCACGGTGCTCGGCGGCCGCTTCTTCGACGAGATCCACATCCTCGACTGGTTCGTTGATGCCGTGCAGAAGGAGGTGTTCGCGAAGCTGCACCGCAGCCCGACGAAGGTTCCGCTGACCGACCTCGGCACGCCGCAGGTGATCGCGGCTGTCGAACGCGCGTGCCGCGAAGGTCTCCGGAATGGCGCGTTCGCGCCCGGCGTGTGGAACGGTGACCCGTTCGGCATGCTGGAGACCGGCGACTACCTCGACGAAGGCTTCTATGTCTGGTGTGACACGGTCGACAACCTGTCGACGAGCGACCGCGAGAAACGGAAGATGCCGCCGATTCAGACCGCGGTGAAGCTGGGCGGCGCCGTGCACGGTGTCGACGTGATCATCAACTTCGACCGGTGATCTTCCGGAATCGCAACACGAGCCCCGCTTCGGCGGGGCTTTTTACTGGAGCCTGACAGATGGCAAGTTTTGACCCGAAACAGGTGTCGGTGCTGATCAACGGCGTGCCGATCGACGACTGGTCGGACGGTGCGGACGTGATCCAAGCCGAATACAACGCGGACGCGGGCACGTTGACGATGGGCGGAAACGGCACCGGTATTTTCGTCGCGTCGGCCGACGACTCCGGGAAGGTGACGCTGAAGGTCAAGCAGCACAGCCCGAATAGCAAGTACCTCAACGCGCTGCGCATTCAGCAGCAAACCAACCTGAAGTCGTTCACGCCGCTCGAGCTGAACATTCGCGACCTGCTGAACGACGACGTCGTGACGGCGAGCAAGGGGTATTTCACGACGCGGCCGAAGTACACGCGCGGCACGAGCCATAACCCGACGGAATGGGTGATGGTGTTCGAAAAGCTCAACATGGATCTGGAAAAGGGGCTCGGTAACTGATGGAAAAACAACACGACATCGAAATGGACGGCGTGCGCTACGTGATGACGCCCGCCGACGCAGCTGCAGCGTGGACCGCGTTGAAGAACGCCGGCGCGCTGCTGCAGGGCATGCAGGCGGGCGGCTTCGGCTCGGCCGATGACGTCGATCAGACCGCCATCGCGGCCGCGTGCATCTCGACGATCCTGTCGAACCTCGGCCGCCCGGAGGTGGCGCAGCTCGAAGCGGTCGTGTGGGCGTCGACGGCGGCAACGGTGAACGGTGGGCCGCCATACCGCGTCCGCGACAAGTTCAGCGAGCACTTCAACCAGTACCGCGCGCACCTCATCCCTGTGCTGATCGCCGGGATCAAGTATCAGTACGCCGATTTTTTCGGCGGAAGCGCCTTTTCCGGTCTGTTCAGGAACCTGATGACGCGGTTCCAGGCGGGGAAGGCGACGGGATCGACTGGTTCATCTGGGGACCTGTTGCGCGGCGCTTCAATGGCGTGACGCTGCACGAGCTGCGCACGATCTACACGCTCGCGGACCTCTGCGACATGCACGAGGCGATGCGAGCGTGGGACGAGGCGCAGGACGCGATACGGCATGCGCATGAGATGGAAACCAAGACAGGCAGGAAACGATGACCCTCGATGAATTCGTGGTGAGGCTCGGCGTTGCGGCCGACGTGAATCAGGCGCGGGCCTTCCGCGAGCAGTTGAGCGGGGTAGTCACGGTCGCCGGCGCGGCGGCCGCCGCAATTTCCGGGCTTGCCGCCGGCGTGACGGCGTGGTTCGCGAAGTCGCTGGACGGTCTCGACGAGCTCAACCAGGTCGCGCGCGAGACGGGCGAGAGCGTCGAGTTCATCCAGCGCTTCGGCTATGCCGCAGAACAAAACGCGTCGTCTGTCGGCGCAGCGACCGCGTCGATCAAGGGTATGTCGAAGGTGATCGGTGAAGCGGCCGCCGGCGTCGGGCGTGGCGCGAAGGTGTTCGAGCAGTACAGCCTGCGCGCGAAGAACGCGGACGGCAGCGTGAAGCAGTTCTCCGACATCCTCGGGGACGTGCAGGACAAGATGGCGAAGATGTCGAAGCAGGAGGGTGCCGCGTTCCTGTCGAAGATCGGCGCGGATGCGTCGATGCTGCAAACGCTGCGCCTCACGCGCGGCGAGCTGCAGGCGCTGTTCGACGAGGCGAACGCGTGGGGCGTGTCCACGACCGAGCAGGCTGACGCCGCGAGCGAGTGGAAAGACCAGATGGCCGATCTGGCATTCGGATTCGATGCGCTGCGCTCGGATATCGCGATCGGCATCTTGCCGCAGTTGAAGGCGTTGATCGCGGGGCTGAAGGAGCTGATGCGAAACAACCGCGAATTGATTCAGGAGGGCATTAGCCGGTTCATCAAGATCGTCTACACGGCCGGCCAGGTGGTCGTGAACCTGTTCCGGTTCATCGCGCGCGTGACGGACGGGATCGGCGGCATGCGCGTCGCGCTGCTGCTCGCCGGCGCCGCGCTCACGTGGTTCAAGCGCGCGGCGCTACTGGCGTTCGCCGCGAACCCGGTGTTCTGGTTGGGTGCGGCGATCGGCGTGCTGCTGCTGCTGATCGACGATTTCATGACCTACCTCGACGGAGGCGATGCCCAGTTCGGGGAGTTCTGGGAATCGCTTCGCGAACCGATCGCCGTCGTGCGTGCGGAGATTGAGGCATTTCTCCGCGACCTTGAGCGCTGGTGGGCGCAGAACGGCGAAAAGGTGATGGCGATCGCTAGCGAGCTCTGGAATTTCTTGAGTTTCGGCTTCGCGCAGTCCGTTGCGGTGATCGGCGCCGTGCTCGGGCAGTTGTGGGATCTCTTCGGCACGGCGTTCGGCGTGATGGCCGATCTGCTCGACTGGTTCTTCGCGTTCTTCACGGGCGATTTCGAGGCCGCCGGCGAGGCGGTGGACAGGATGCTGAACCGGGTCGCGGACCTGTTCATCAGGACGTTCGGGCGCATCTGGGATTTCGTGAAGAGCACGATCGAGCGAATCAAAAGGTACTTCCCGGGCCTTGGCGCCGTAATCGAAAAGTCGCTCGGCGCGATCGCGCGATTCTTTGGCGGGGGCTCGATCACAGTTGACGGCGAAGGCGTCAGTGCCGAAACCATTGCCGACGCGACGCAGAGTGCAGTCGCCATTCCGAAGCAGTTGCAGAGCGCGGCCGCCGGCGCCGCGCCGTACGCCGGCGCGCAGCCGGGCATGACCAATAACAGCACCGTGAACGCGAACGTGACCAACAACACAACCGTGCACGTGCAGAGCGATGACCCGGGTGCCGCGGCGCGCGAGCTGGAGGCAATGCAACAGCGGCAGAACCGAGCCGCGATCATGAACGCCGCGAGTTCGGTCGTCGCGTAACAGGAGGGGTGATGGTGGCAGGAAAGCAGGTGCTGCGCACCGCGATAGGAACGATCACGCTCGACGTGGTCACGGAGGAATCGCACACGAGCGATCTGGAGATCACGGAAAACCCGGTCGAGTCGGGCGCCGAGATTGCCGATCACGCGTTCCTGAAACCGGGCGAGGTAGTCATTTCTGGGACCGTCGTGTCGTACGAGCCGCCGAGCGATTCGTCGCTGCTCGCGCGCGCGGTGAACATTCGCAGCGCGACCGACTTCCTCGATGTGATCGGCACGCCGACGTCGTTCGAGGCATTCACCGCCGACACGCTGGCGCGGGCGAAGCGCGAACTGACGTCGTTCGTCGGCTCGTCGGCGAATGCTATCGCCGGCCTGATTGCGCCGCGTGCGCTCGCGCCTTGGTTGCCTGACTTTTCGTCATGGATCTCCGGGGACACGAGCGCCAGCGCGAACCGGATCGGGCAGATTCACGACGCGCTGCTCGCCCTGCAAAAGAGCGGCTCGCCGATCGAGGTCCAGACGATGTCGCGACTGTACGAGGACATGCTGCTGAAGACCGTCGCGATGCAGCAATCGAGCGTTCACGGCGCGGTGCTGACGGTCACGTGCCGTCGCATCTTCATTGTCGAGACGAAGAAGGCCGGCGGTCTGTCGGTGGCGAGCGGCGCGAAGAAGTCGGGGCGCGCCGGAAAGCAGGGCGCCAGCGCGACGCAGAAAGGGAACGTGCAGGGTACTGATGCGGCGGGGAAGCGCTCGGCAATTCGTCGGGCGATCGATTTCGTGACGGGGGCATCATGATTCAACTGCCGATCGATTCGACGCCGCTGCAGGAGATGACCGTCGACCCCGGCGACGGATCGTTGCTGATGCTGACGATCCGCTACAACTCGGTCGGCGATCACTGGGAGCTCGACGTGCGCGACCGTGACACTGACGCGTCGATTGTCGAAGCGGTTCCGATCGTGCTCGGACCGCCGATCCTATGGCGTGACGCGGTCGATTTTTTCGTCTGGCTCGAAGACCTGAGTGGCGTCGGCCTCGACCCCATAGGTGGCAACGATCTGGGCGAGCGTTTCGCGCTTCATCTCGGGCTGAAGGCGGAGGTGAGCAACACGGCAGCGGCGTAGGAAAACCGCAAGCGGCGTCCCTCGAAAAGTGTGCTACGCGAGGGATTTCTCCCGACGCATACCCGTTTGATCGTTTAGGAAAACCGTAAGGAAGGACCCAAATTTTCGGCCGTACGCTTTCGGGAGTTGCCCCGGAGCTGCGCCGCAGAAAAGCGAAAGCCCCGGACTGTTGGCGCAGCCGGGGCTTTCTTGCATCAACCCCCTGAATAGGCAGAAGGCGGAGCCAAATGAAGTTTACGAAGATGAATGTGACTGGTCAACTTGATGCGCGCGGTGCGGCGCGCTTCGCATCGCGGGTCGGCGCCGCGTACATCATCGCCGCTGTTGCTGGCGCATTGGGTGGAATGGCTGCACTGGTCTGGGCTGTTCGATGGTGGTGAGGATATGACGATGCAATTCGGACGGCGGTGGCGCCTCGATCTCGGCAACCGGGCCGAATCGCTGTCGATCGACAACCTACGCGTCACCTTCGATATCACGAAGAGCCTCGACGAGAAGCCGAATCCGGGAACGATCACCGTCTACAACCTGACGCGGGATCACATGAACCGGCTGCTGTCTCGGGGCTTCAACCTCGCGCAGTTGTCGGTCGGCTACAACGAGCTCCGGCTTCTCTACCAAGGGGACATCGTCAAACCGCGCGTGCGGCGCGACAAGGCTGACTGGATCATCGAGTTCGAATGCGGCGACGGCAGCTTCGACTACACGCAAGCGCGCGTGTGGACGACGCTGCAGGCCGGAGCCACGGACGCCGATGTGCTGGCCGAGGCGACGAAGGCGATGACGCGTACGCGGGCCGGCATCGCAGACCTGGCGAGCACGCGCACCCTGCCGCGCGGCAAGGTGCTGATGGGCGCCGCGCGCGACGTCGTGGGCGTGGTCGCCCGGAACAGCGGCGCCGACTGGTCGATTCAGGACGGCGAGCTGCTTGTGCTGCCGGCGGACAAGGCGTTGCCCGGCGAGGGATTCGAGCTGTCGCAGGAAACGGGCATGGTCAACAGCCCGCGCGTGACCGACAACGGGCTGGAGGTCGACTGCCTGCTGAACACGGAGATCCGCGTCGGCGGCCTGGTCCGGGTGCGATCGATCCTCGAGCATTTCAACGGCGACTACAAAGTCGTGAGCGCGAAGTACGTCGGCGATACGCATTCGACGGATTGGCTGTCAAAGCTGATCGTCCGCGGCGGGAAATTCCAGAAGGTCGAGAAGCCGAAGGCCAGCAAGGGCAAGACGAAGAAGGTGGAGGGCGTGGGCGATGGGATCGTTTGATGAAGACATGCCGTCTGGAGAGCTCGCGCGCGCGAGGGAGATGCGCGGCGAGTTGCTGAAGGTGCGGACGGCGTTTCCGGGGATCGTCGAGTCGTTCGATCCCGACACTCGAACCGCGACCGTTCGTCCGGCGATCGACGCGCTGCTTGCCGACGATTCATCGCTCGAGCTGCCGCTGCTCGTCGACGTGCCTGTGTCATTTCCGACGGGCGGCGGATTCGTAATCGAGTGGCCGTTGAAGCGGGGAGACGAAGGCCAGGTCACGATCAACGATCGCTGCATCGACGGCTGGTTCGTGTCGGGGCGGAACGGGCCGCCGCTGGATCTGCGTATGCACGATCTATCGGACGCGACGTTCACGCCCGGCATCTGTTCGAAGCCGCACGTACCGAGCGGGTTCGACATGGGTGCGCTGGTGCTGCGCCAGATCGACGGACCAGCGCGCTTCCGTATGGACAGCGCGGGCGTCATCGAGCTCGACGGCGCGATGTTCCGCGTGAAATGCCCAGCCGTGTTCGAGAAGCTTCTGACGTACCAGGCCGGCATGGCAGGCGAGGGTGGCGGCGCCGGCACGACGATCAAGGGCGATATCGACCACCGCGGCGGTTCGATCACGTCGAACGGCGTCACGGTGGACAAGCATCACCATCGGGATTCGATGGGCGGTGACACGGGAGGGCCGGAAGGATGAGGGTGAGGCGACTCGACGCCAACGGCGATTGGACCTTCGGGCGCGGCCGCGCCGATTACGCTGACCGGTCGGAATCAGTGGCGCAGCGCGTCGTGACACGACTGCGTTCGTTTCGCGGCGACTGGTTTCTGGATCTCGACCACGGCATCCCGTGGATCGAGCGGATGGAGCGCGGCAACGAGCGCGAGCGGCTCGAAAGCGACATCAAGCGGCAGATCCTCGGCACCGAGGGCGTGGCGCGCATCCTCGCGTTCGATATCGCGTTCAACAGCGCCACGCGGCGCATGACGGTCACGGCCACGCTGCAGGACGTCTTCAGCAACGAATTCTCGATCAGCGAACCGCTCGTCTTCTAACTGGCGCGCGTGTCGCGCTGCTCGCCACTTCTCACGCAGGAAAATCTATGGGGCAACTCACACCGCAGGGCTACGTGGCCGAGCGGCTCGACGCAATTCTCGTGCGCCTCGAGGCAGGATTGAGGCGCATCTACGGCGACGATATCGATCTCAGTCCAGATAGCCCGGACGGCCAGGCCGTCGGGCTGTTCGCGCAGGGGCTCGCCGACGTCAACGAGCTGGGTGCCGCCGTGTATCGTGCATTGGACCCGGACTACGCGGGCGGGAAGTGGCTGGAGCAGCGGGTCGCATATGCCGGCATCCGGCGGCGCGGGGCGAAGTACAGCCGCATGCCGAGCGTGATCTTGCAGGGCACGCCGCATCGCGTGATTCCGGCCGGCGCAGTGATATCCGATCCGCAGCGCGTGCGTTGGCAGTTGATGGCCGATGTGACGCTGAACGAAGCTGGTTCCGGGCGCGGTGATTTTCGCAGCGAGGATCGCGGCAGCTTTCCGAACCCGATCGGTACGAAGCTGCGCATCGAGACGATCGTGAACGGGTGGGACACTGCGACGACGTTCTCGGCGGTCGAGCTGGGCGAACTCGAAGAACGCGACCCGGAACTGCGCATGCGCTTTGCACGTGGCCGCGCGCGGCCGGCGCAGAACTCGGGTGAAACGATCGAGGCAAAAATCGGCGAGCTGCCGGACGTGCGCGAGGTGATCTGCCTCGAGAACTGGACCGACGTAATGGACGCTGACGGCGTGCCGCGAAAGAGCATCAACGTGATCGTCGACGGCGGAGAAGACGAGGCAATCGCACAAGTCATCTTCGCGAACAAGACTTCGGGGACCGGAATGCTCGGGGCGGTCGCGGTCGACGTTCTGGATCGAAAGGGCCGGAAGCGAACGATGCTTTTCGATCGCCCTGAAGTGATCGAATGTGCGGCCTGCCTCGAACTGAAGTGCGACCACGATGTTGGAGGCATCGACGAGGACGCGATCAAGAAGGCACTCGTCAAGTATCGCTATCAGATCGGTCAGGACGTCTCGTTGTCGCGCCTCTATACGCCGGTCAACTCGGTTCCCGGTTTCTCGATTGAAACGTTCAAGATCGGCGCGGCCGGCGGCAAGTTGCTCCCGAAAAATATCACTGTTGGTCCGCGTCAGCGCGCGCGCTTCCTTCCCGAAAACATCGAGATCAAACCGGTATGAGTTACGAGCGCCTGCTGATATGGCAGTACAAAGGCAAGCCGCGTGCGACCGAGACGGCGAGACTGATCGGTGCCGAAATCAAGGCGGCCTGGCGCGGCATCGCGCAGCTTCCCGAGGCGCTCGATATCGACAACGCCATGGGCGCGAACCTCGATCTGATCGGCAAGCACGTCGGCCAGTCGCGGACGATGTCGAATGTAATCGAGCGCGATGGCGTCGGGTTTCTCGGCGCGCTCGACGATGACGACTATCGCTTCTTGATCCGCTGCCGCATCGCAAAGAACTACATGGTCGGAACCGTGCCGGACATGATGGACGCGCTCGACTTCATCTTCGAAGGGCGCGCCGATGTATTCGATGCGTACGACATGACGATGTCGGTTGTGGTCAACATCGAGATCATTTCACCGTTTCTGCTGTTCGCCATCAAGAACCTCGATGTGCTGCCGCGGCCCGTCGGCGTCGAAATTTCGCTGTACATCGGCGCGCCCGAGCGGCCCTTCGGTTTTGCCGGCATGCCCGAGACGTTCGGTTTTGGCGATGGCGCTTTCACGAGGTACTTGTAATGACGATTTATCAGCGGCCCGATGAAGACGTGTTCGCGGACGGCGCCCGCCCGGGCGAGGTCGCGGACTTTCCGAACGTCGTGCGTGGGTGGGGCGAAGCCGTAGATCGCACGGGAGGCAAGCCCCCGATGGAGTGGTTCAACTGGCTCGGGCTGCGTACCGATCGCGCGATTCGATACTTCGCGCAGCGCGGCGTCGCTGAGTGGTCCGAAACGGAGCGCTACCCGATCCATGCCATTGTTCAGCGCGACGGGATGCTCTACCGCGCGCTTGTCGAGCGGCCGAGCAAACCGCCGGAAGGGAACCCGAAGTTGTGGGGCGCTCTGCGCGGCCTCACGGTTCCGGCGGACGACGAGAGCGAATCCATCGCGACGACCCGAATGGTATGGGCGGCGCTCCGCCGCGCGATCGACGCGGCTCGCGATAACCGGATTGGTGAGGTCGTGTTGGAGATGCGCGGAGATCCGAAACCTGGATATCTCGCGATAAACGGTTCAGTGCTCAACCGTGCAGCCTACCCGCAGTTGTGGGCCTACGCTCAAACATCGGGGGCGCTGGTGAGTGAGGCGGACTGGGCGAACGGTCGGCTGGGATGCTTCTCGACCGGTGACGGGGCGACGACGTTCCGAATCCCGGATTTTCGTGGCGAGTTTCTGCGGATCTGGGACGGTGCGCGCGGTGCCGACGTTGGCCGCCAACTTGGCTCATGGCAGGACAGCGCGAACCGTTGGCACGGACACGGCGCATCCAGCGGTGGCGCCGGCGGCCATGGTCACACAGCATGGACCGACGTGCAGGGCTGGCACGGTCACCACGGCTGGACAGGTGCTGTAGGCGATCACCAGCACTTGCTGCCGATGGGGCAAAACACAGCGGCATACGGCGGAGCTTGGGGTAATGACGGCGCCAACAACAAATTCGGCTTCAAGGATCAGGACTGGGATAACGCCTGGTTCTACAGCAGCCCGAGCGGCGGCCATAGCCACGAATTCAACACGGATGGCGCTGGCAGCCACGGGCACAACATCGGTGTCGGCTGGGTCGACAACCACGTTCACGAAATCTGGGTGGCCGGCGACGGCGCCAACGAGGCGCGACCGCGCAACATCGCCATCATGGCATTCATTCGAGCCTACCTGTGAAGATCTACAACTATGACTCCCGGACCGGCGCGCTCACGAGTGCCGGCGAACCCGATGCAGATCCCATGTCGCCTGGTCGCTGGTTGATTCCAGCATTCGCGTCGACCGATAGGCCGCCCAAGCCCGGTGACAGGGAGTGGCCGTTCTGGATTGATGGTGCGTGGACGATGAGGCCGGACTTCCGGCGCGTCCCGCTGTATCGGACCACGAACGGCGCGCCAGCATCGATCGACGAGCCCGGCGTCGTGCCGGCCGACGTGGGCCTGACCGAAGAACCGAAACCGTCCGACGTGCACGTGTGGCGCGATGGCGCATGGGTGCCTGACGAGCAACTCGTCGAGCACAAGGCGCGAGCTGACGCGACAGCCGAGTTCGCGACGCGCATGGAGAAGGCGCGGGCGGCGAACTACAGTAAGGCTGACGCGATGATCGCCGGCGTGCTGACCGATACCGAGGTTGCGATATTCAAGGCGTGGGCTGCGTATCAGGTTGCGCTGTCGCGCGTCATGGGCGCGCCGGACTTTCCGAAGGGAATTGCCTGGCCGAACGAGCCGGACGAGGTCGCCATCGCCGCGGAGGTTGAGGCGGAAGCGAAGCGGCGCGAAGCAGAAGCCGCCGCGCAAGGCGAGGCACAAGCAGCCGAGGGTGACGCGCCCGCCGGCGCGCCGTAACGATCACATGGGAGGGCAGTATGGGTATCAAGGCAATCGATCGTCATCCGTCGGGGCGCACGAGCGTCGACAGCGTTTCCGATTTGTGGGCGGTCACGCCGTCGGACGACGAGGATATGGCGTACGTGTCGCGCGCGCTGCTGGTGACGGTGGAGGGGGATTTCCGTTTGTTGATGGCAAGCGGCGCCGATGTGACGGTACCGCTCACGGAGGGCTGGCACCCGATGCGGGTCTCGCGCGTTTTCTTGACCGGTACGACCGGCGAATGCTTCGCGGGCGACTGATATGGTCGGGATGAATTTCACGTTACTCGATCGGTGCATGGTTGCGCCGGGCGCCGAGCGGCCGCCGGACCTTTTCCACGTCGCTCGATATTGGCGAATTTTCATGCCGGTGCCGAACCCCGTGACGCCCCCTGAATATCTGTCGATCGGCCGCGTCTGGATGTACCGACGCAGGCAGCGATTGGCGTACGACGGGGTGAACACAGCGGAAAGCTCGACGTACAACGGACGCTCCGCTGCATTGACGTTCCGGACAATCCCGATGGCCAATCCGCAGGCTGTTACCGACGCGTGGACGAGCGGAATTGCGAATCCGGTCAACCAGTGGATCGAGGTGGACTTTGGCGCGGAGCGCGAGGTCGACGAGGTGGTGCTGGTGCCGCTCATGTTTCGCAACGGTATCCGCAATCCGCAGACGCTCGAAATCCAGTGCTCGGACGATGGACAGGCTTGGATCGGGCTTGCGCGCGCCGTGGCGCTCGATTGGACAGATGGGGAGCCGAAGGGCTTCGCAATCAACATGCCGCGACTTCGGATTGCGCCGGTGTCGCGCTGGCCCGGCGAGCAACGGAAGCCCGTCACAGTGACCGGGCCCGGCGAACTGTAACAGCCGCACCGTCATCTTTAACTCGACCGCCTTCGGGCGGTCGATTTCTTTCTGGCCGCCGCGTGCGGCCTTTTTCGTTTGGATCGCCACATGCAACTCACACCGCACTTCACGCTCGAGGAATTCACGCGCAGCGATACCGCGCGCGCTCGGCAGATCGACAACTCGCCGTCGCCGGCGGCCGCCGCAAACTTGCGGCGGCTCGCGCAGACCCTTGAACGGGCGCGCGTGCTGCTCGGCGGCAAGCCGATGCAGATCACGTCGGGCTACCGTAGCCCCGCGCTGAATCGCGCGGTCGGCGGCGTGCCGATGAGTGCGCATGCTCAGGGACTGGCGGCCGACTTCGTATGCTCTGGTTACGGGCCGCCGCTCGACGTGTGCCGCGTGCTGGCGGCATCGGACCTGCCTTTCGATCAGGTCATCAACGAGTTCGGCCGGTGGGTGCACATCGGCCTCGCTGCCGACGGCGTAACGCCGCGGCGCCAGGTGCTCACCGCGCGCAAGGTCGGCGGCCGCACGACGTACGTCGCGGGGCTGCAAGCATGAGCGACCTCTGGAAGGAAGTGGGCGGCTTGGCGGCGATCGGAGGGGCAATCGCAATGGGCAAGCTTCTTGTCGGAAATGAGCCTCTGACGGCGCGGCTCATCATCGGGCGCACGATCGTGGGATCGGGCCTGAGCGTCGCCGCCGGCGCCGCGCTGACTCTGTTTCCCGACCTGCCGCCGCTGGCCGTGACGGGACTGGGGGCGTGTTTCGGGATTCTCGGGCAGTCGTACCTCGAACTGCTCGCGATGCGCGCCATCAATCGGCGGCGCGACGGCGAGCGCGCGGACGAGGGTGCGTGACCGGGATCACCGCTTCCGTTTTTGCTCACGTCGCAGGCGCACGACTTCCAAGATCAGCCGATGGATTTCATCAAAGGTGCAACTGCGAGGATCCAACCACCACAGCCGAAGCTCGTGCAGATCGGGCGGCTGATAGGCCGGAAGTGGTCGTTCGACTGCCTCCCGTGTCGCCGTCGTCTTTGTCGGTGGTAACAGGCCGACCGGCGGTTTCGGCTGCGCATTCCTGTTCCGCCGCGTTTCGTCCAGGCGGCGGGACCGATCGTGCTTGCCGGGGTACCAGTGTGCAGCCTCCGCGTCGGTCATCCAGAAGCACGTGCGCTTGGGTGGTCCTTCGTACGGATATGGCACGTATTCCCACTGGTACTCCCAAAGCGGTTTCATGATACGAATCGGTGGCTGTATGGATATACAGTATATTTCGAGATAAGATTCCTTGGTCAAGTCCCAAAAGTGGGGGCAGGCGATGTGCACGAACTATCGCGCGCCAGATGAGGATCCGGGCATCAGCGAGCTGAAGCTCGGGATCGGCGACCTGTTCCGCCGCGACCCATGGGCGCCGGATGTCTATCCGGACTACGCGGCGCCGATCGCTTGCGCGGACGGCGACGGCCTCGCGGTCGTGAAGGCCGTGTTCGGCTTCTGGCCGAAGTTCATGCAGCCGGAGCGCGTGGACGAGAATGGGAGGAAAAAGAAGAAGCTCGACACGATGAACGCGCGCGCCGAGACGGCCGGCAGCTCACGGCTGTACGGAAAGGCGTGGCGCGATGGGGATCGGTGTTTGATCCCCGCGAGATGGATTTGCGAGCCGTGCTACGAGACGGGCCGTAACGTTTGGCACCGGATCGGCTTGGCCGACTGGCAGCCGTACTGCGTCGCGGGAATCTGGCGACGCTACGAGGACGATGACGGCCGCACGCTGATCGGGATGAGCATGCTCACCGTGAATGCCGACGGACATGGCGTGATGGGGCGCATGCACAAGCCGGGCGATGAGAAGCGGTCCGTGGTGATCTTGAGGCCGGCCGACTACGACGAATGGCTGCACACGAAGAACATCGAGGTGGCGCGCGCGATGCTGCAGCTATATCCAGCTGATGAAATGGGCGCAGCGCCGAAGATCGCTGATGACTGACGCGCTGTTTCATTTGCGCCTGAACCGTCTAATGATAAAGTGAATCGTCCACGCGGCCGTCGTGGCACAAGAACAACGCTTTGAGAGGGCGACAAAAGATGGCAAACGAAAACATGCGCTTGAGCCAAGCGGGATGGACCGCGCTGCGTATCCGCGAACACGCGGTCATGGCCTACTACAACGACGCGGCGAACAACTGCACGTATGGCGTCGGCACGCTCGCGCACACCGGGCCATGCACGCCTGACGAGCGGGCGCGACCGGTGACCGAGGCGCAGGTGAACGCGCAGCTCGCCACGCGCGTGAGCCGCGCGGAAGCTGCGGTGCGCCGGAACGTCACCACCCGCGAGCTCACGCAGGACCAGTTCGACGAGTTGGTCAGCTACACGTACAACGCCGGCGACACCGGCGCGCGCGCCGCGCTGCAGGCCGCGAACCAGAACAACGACGCTGGCGTGGTGTCCCACATGAACCAGCGGGTCTACATCCACCCGCGCGACGCGCGCGGCCGCCGCCTGGCACCCGTGCGCTCGAACGGGCTCGTGAATCGACGCCGTCTCGAAACCGCGCCATTCCGCGGACAGCAGGTTACCCCATGAGAAAGCTCGCCTTCGGACTGCTCCTTCTGGCGTCCGCCAACGCGTTCGCCGAGCAGACGCCGGCCGATGAAATCTCGGCCCGGAGCGGACTGCCGGCGAGTGAGGTCAACGCGCTGCTCGCCGATTGCGACTCGGACCAGACGAGCATGAATTTCTGCGCGTGGCGCGACCAGCTCGTCGCCGAGCGAGAGCTGCAGCAGGTCGTCGATCGGCAGATCAGCGAACACCCCGAGCGCAAGGCCGCGCTCGAGGCGAAGGTCGCGAAGTGGAAGAAGGCGCGCGATGCCTCGTGCGAGAGATCGGCGCGCAAAGAGTGGGGTGATGGATCGATGCGGCCGGCCGCGCTGGCAATATGCGCGGCTGCCTCGACGAAGGACATGACAAAGAAGCTTTCTGCGACTGCGGCCCGCAAGCCGTCTTGATCGCGCAAAGTCGCTTTCGACCTATACACCAGAGGTGCAAAGCCTGCTATTGGCGGGCTTTTTTTGCGCGCTGTGGATTTGCTACTGCATGAGGCAGGGGTGTGCCTTGCGGGGTAGTTGTCGACCTCGTGACGTATCAGAGTTGAAACTGGTTCTTCGATTATTAATTCATGTTGGCTGCGGGATGGTGGTTTCTTTCATTAAAATCAAATAATTATATTGGGTGGTGCATTTCTTGCTCGATTGGTGGCGTGTTTACTGGAGAGAAAATGAATGTAGCTTCCTCCAGTTTCAATAACGTTGTGTCACCTTGCGAGGCATCAAAATGGAATGGGCTATTGGTGGTGCGATTGTTCTGGTTGCTGCGGGTGTGATTTTGGTCCATAGACTCGGAAAGGCGAAGGGTTGGTGGTAGACGCAGATCTCGCAATAGTGGGGTACATCGGACGCGGGACATTGCTTTTTTTCAGCCCACTATCAATGCAGAATCGCAATAGCTAGCCCGCGACGGGCAGTTCTTTGCCTACGGATGTGCAATCGTCGGAAGGGGAATGCTTGTAGTTTCAGATATTGCGAGGTCCTCGGCTGCGCGCCATTCACCTGAACGTCGATCTACGTTCAGCATTCGTGTGTTGCCTCGTTTCCCGATAAGGACGACGCCGATCGCGCCACTATCGACGCCCGGTCGGAATCCGGACTGATAGATGACGATTCGTGAGAACGTGTCGGCGACCAGCTGGCGGGCCATCATGCGTGCGTCGTAATCGAGCTGCTCGACGCCATGCACCAGTTCGCGCCACGCATCCGCGGCGGCTGGCGCGACCACTGATGCTGATGCGGCCAGATGATGCTCGAGGGAGTCGACTTCGCGACGTTCGCCGGCCAGCTGGCTTTCCAGTTCTCGCAGGCGTTTCAGCACGGCGGCCGGCGCTTCGCCATCGTCGAGCAGCAACGCGTCCGTGACGCGGCGAACCTGCGCTTCGAGCTCGGCGACGCGTTGGCGCGCGCTCGCCAGTTGCGCGCTCACCGACGCCGTGCTCGCGTCGCCTTCGAGCAGTCGCGTCAAATTCATCTGATCTGAGCAATACAGCATGAGGGCGCGCTCGACCGGCACGACGCTGCAGCTTCCGCTGATTTTGCAGCCGGCGCCCTGGCTGTAGGTGACACAGTGCAGTCGGCGGTGGCCGGGGTACGGGCGACCGTCCGGCAGGCGCTTCCTGCCCATCAGGTTTTGCGCGACGATCGCGGCGCCGCAGTATCCGCAGTAGGTGATCCCGAGGCCGGTCACGACGCCGGGAATCTCCCCCTTGCCCTTACGCCTTCCGCGTTGCTCGGCCAGGTATCGCAAATCGGCGAACTCGGCGGGCGTCAGCAGGGCGGGATAGTAGCCTTCGAGACGGAACGTCTCGCCCTCGACCTCCACCGTCTTTTCGCCGATCAACATGCGATTGGCGAGGATCTTGTAAATGTTCGATGAGTGGGTGCGCCCGGTTTCGCTGATCTTCAGCCCGCGCGCGGCAAGCTCTCGCACGACCTGAACCGCGCCGTGTCCCTGTTTGAACATCTGAATGGCAAGCTGGACGGCCGACGCACGCTCGGGGATCAGCTCGAATCCTCCGCCCTCGATTTCGCGAACCCAATGCGGATCTCTGCCGACGCGGATCGGCGCGCGCCACGTGCCGGCGATCCAGCCCTGGCACTGTCGGCGGATCGCTGCCTTGACGCGCTTGCTTTTCGTGTCCGATTCCTCGTGAGCTCGGATCATCACCAGCAGGCTGTATACGAGATCCATCGGTTGCGCCTTGAGGCGCTCGCGGTTGTACTCGCGGCCGTCGCTGGCCGTTACAACCGTGATGCCGGCGTTGACGATCTGTGCGAGCTGCGCCTGGGCCTGCAGCGGCTCGGCGCGGCTCAGGCGATCCAGACCTTCGACGATCAGAACGGAGCCGGCTGGCACCTGGCTGTCCTCGATGGCGCGCAGGAAAACGCCGAGCGCGCCTTGCCGGACATGGCGCTGGTGGTAGGCCGACAGGCCTTCGTCCCGCAGTGATAGGGACGCATCAAGCTCCATCTCGTGATCCGCAGCCCATCTGGCGGCATATTCGAGCTGGCGGTCTATGCTGCCGCCGGCTGCTTGTTTTGGGTCGCTGAACCGTAAATAGCTGTAAACTCTCGACTTTGCCGCCAT